GTGAACAAACTCTCCTTAGGGAGATGTTTACTTCAACATTGGCTTGATCATCGCAACATGAGTCAAGCTGAATTTGCTCGTAGAACCGGAATTTCGCCTCGCATGGTTTCTCACTATTGCAACGGCACACAGAAGATGACTGTGGAGGTCCTCACTCTGTCTTCCCTTATCCTAGATGTTCCTATGGAGAAGTTCCACGAGTATGAGTTGTTGTAAATTGCGGTTTAGACCGCACTCCCTTGGAGTATTTCGGAATATATATGTTCTGAAACTGCAAATACCTTTGCCCTCCTTTCTCATAACAACTACATCTGAACATATGACTTGTTTTCCATAATTAGTTTAACACAGGATAATTGTGGCACATGTCGTAAACAGTCGAATTTCGCCGGTTGGATTTTACTAGGACAACTTCCACTTGACATATCACAAATAATAATATAAGGCCACTCCCTATTAATTAAGGATTGGCCTTATTTTTTGAATAACTCAGGAAAGTGTTTTTTATATTTATGAGCCATACTCGTTGTCACAGTTGAGTTTTTAAATCTAACCACTACATCAAATACAAGGTCGCTTGCACTATCAACTTGATCAATGTTGACTAGGTTAGAGTTCAATAATGGAAACAATCTAGGGAACAAGAGTTTGTAGGTCTGCAACGTCATTGCTTCTACAAAAGTTTTATTCACAGTCACATACGAAGGTACATAGTAATTAGCTTTTGGTGAACAGGACTCAATAACAACCACGTCTTTAATCCTTATTAAAGATGCCTCGCCTTTCTTTACATGTTCATCGTATTCCACAGCAGGCAACCATCTTTCATCTTCTGGTTGTTCCGCTGCCTCTTTAATCAGTTCCTCCCAAGGTTTGCTGTCAAAGGCATAATCAGATATCTCTAATGGCTCCACCGGAACGTTAAAGACCACTTGGGCGCCATGAGGTATTTTTATGATCTTTGTGACTTTCTTCAAATTCACAATAGTCCCATTTACTAAATGCTCAAAATGAGAAGGCAAACCTTCCTTGCATTGTTTCATGGTCAATGCCGGCCCAAATTCTCCTTTTACTGTAAACACCTGAGGGACATTGTAATTCTTTTTTGGTTTGTGTGTAGACACGTAGAACATATCAGTGCAGTAATAAAAAAAATTGTTTGGAGTGGCTCTTCCATCCTCTGCAGAAGGCACCCCAAACACTTTGATCCTTTTTTCTTCCATAGGATTACTTCTCTTTTTTAACTTTCAATGATTCCGGCAATTTCGCTGCACCGAATAAGGTTTTAGCCTTGGAAGCTTCTTTTTCAGCGTCAGATTCCAGGTATTTACCTGCCATACTCAATAGTTTGTTAATCAAATGTATTCACCTCCTAGTCCAAGGTATAATCGTCAAAGCTTGTACCACCAAAATAGTAGCCATTAGGCTGGAAGATAAAAACAAGTTACTCAAAGCGATACCTGTCACAATAATTTTGTTACGTCTATCGTGACCATCTTCGATACGCTCGTGAAAATAATTGGGAGCAAATAGAGCGAATATCAAAGCTGAAATGATCGTCATATTAAAGACAACAACCTCAGTGTAATTAATCATAGGCACTACGCCCATGAATATACCAGATGCTATCGAACACAATGTTAATGAAGGAAGATGTATTCCACCCGATCTGCCACGTATGACCATAAGTAGGAGATATGAAAAGATAACTCCCAACCATTGATTTGTCCATATGCACATAGAAAAAGCAATTGTTATAGCGAAGAATGGATTTAACTTATTCTTAAGCGAATAAGCCATAAGTTCTATATCGGTTTTTGGATCAGCCTTATTTATGGTTTGCGCGATAATCACTGACATTTTTGAGAGCATCTCTCCGGTCACTCCTTATGGATAAGTAGATGGAAAGGATCAGACCTACTGATGCAGTGACAGCTAACCATAGCGGGTTGGCAATATACAATAGCGTTACCGTGAGAGCCATCGTAATAATCGAAACAACTGTTCCCAAGATCATTACTTTGTTCTCTGAATTGGAGTAATCATCTTTAATAAGGAAATCATGTGGCGGTGCGACGATGAATGTAAACCCTCTGTGGAGCAGTGCCAGAATTCCAGTCAGCGCAAACCCAATTAATATTGAAGGAATCTGGATTAGGAACACCGCTGCACCTGTATTGTGGTTGATTACATCAATCGGTACAATTCCAGAGATTGAATAGACGAAAAATAACAGGAGTTGAAACGAAATGTAGGTTAGCATGCCTACTCCAGATACATAAGAAGAAATGTGCGTTTTAATCTCAACGGCATATCGCAAGAATAGAACTAAGAATACATACTGCAAACCTAAATCAAATTGTGGTAGATTGAAAACCATCCGCATCATAAATGAGAAACTTGTGACAAATAGAGCGTAGATCGCTATTTTTTTTATGTTATCCTTTACTGGCAACATGAACAACTGAAGACACAATAATATGTAAGACAACGCATCAAAATAGCCTAGAAAGTAATATAGTGCTGCATCCTTCAATTCCTTCGTCCCCCATAACAATTATACTTCCAATTATATATGAGGTTGCGGCAATTCCATAGCCAAAATCATACAAATATCATACAGATGCCGATATAATTTCAATTAACTTGATCCAACGATAATCTTCATCTAACATCAACTTAACTTCACGCCGGGACGTGTTTAAACCTACAACCACACCGGATACAGTTTCATCATTGAATGGGTTGAATATCACCAGATCGACTGTACTGTTGTTACTGTATGACTCCACCAACACCTCACTGATCCGCTGTATCTCCTGATCATCTAATTCTGGCTTCACACGCATCTTCTGTTCCTCGACCTGAGCCAACCAAGCCTCTTTATGTTCAGGCAATATCATTCTGGATGACTCATACAAACCGTTCTCTGCTAATCTGCTACGCATGGTAACCCCTCCTTAGTATTGGGTCCAGTAATCGGTATTCCCAGGCTGTGATGTACGATCCATCTTAGGACGTTCCCCTTCGCGTTCCCAACCTTCCAGAATGACGATATTGGACGTATCCGACTTATCATCCCAATGTATGTACCTCTCTGCTATAAGCGTATCTAGGGCCGCCATAACATCAGGCTTATGTTTACCGGTCTTAATTGTCAGTTCATGTATGGTGGGAAACCTACGCCGTCCACCTTTGTAGTTATATAAGATCCGAAGGACCTTGCGTTGATAATCCGTTAGCATGTAAATCACCTCGTGAATATTATATGCGAACACACGTTCTTTAATCAACAACAAAAATACCCAGTCCGAAGACTGAGCATCTTGTTAGGGTTTAAGTTGTATCATTGCTATGATGACCGTTATTGCAAGCGCCACAATTGCTGCAATCGTTCCGATGGAACCCCATTTGTTCGCTGTTACTAAAGATTGAGCGTGCTGAACACTGGAAGAAACATCAGCTTTGATTTGTTTTACTTCATCTTCTATAGCGCTTATTTTCTTTTCAGTCCTATCTGATCCTTCCTTAATGGCGTTAAGGATTCGTTCTTCTCTTTCCCTCATTTCTTCACGCCATTTTCGATCCTGTTCAATCATTTCTGTTCTATATCGTGATTCTCTTTCTTTAGCATCATTATGGTATCTGGATTCCCGCTCTCTTGCGTCCTTATCCATTCTTTCTAAAATAATTTTAGTTCCGTCATCCATGTTCTCACCCCTTCCTTCTTGACGGCCTGTTGCACTTTCTGAAAGTTGTAGGTTTCTAATCAAATTCATATTATGAATTTTCCTTGGATTCACCGCATTGTATTTACTCATATACTTTGTCACCTTCGGTTGATGAAAGAATGAAAAAGGTATTACCTACAACCTCTCCATTCCGTTTAATATGAATATTATATTTCCCATAACTTTCAAGTGAGATGCCAGTGTTATTATTAAGACCTGCTTCACCGATTAATAAAGCATCTCTACGCTTGCCGGATTCATCGAAGAGTTCATCATTATTGAAATGAACTCCTGTTATATCTCCAGCATCAATAACAACACCTTCACTATTAGATATCTCAATCACCATGTTCTCTAAGTCAATGTTTTGAACAACAAAACCAAATGATATACAAAAACTTAAATGATAAGGGAGAGAATCACTTATCACTTTTACAAATGGCTTAATTATGATTGCATCAGATTTAGATGATCGAGCTACTTCTTCGGATATTACAACATAAGATATTTCATTCTCTTGTTCTTTATTCATAAAATCACCATATGTATGCTCCATCGGCTGGAGGACTTGCTATAACATTCTGTAACCTTAGTTTACTCTATACGACTCATATTGGATATAGTTAAAAGCCGCTCACTCTGATGCGGCCTTCTTTGCGTCCACGATTTGATTAACAACTACGCTTACTGTACATTTCTGCTTTTCGGCTTCCTCACGCAACCATTCGATTAGTTCTGGTTCAAAATATATAGCCTCACGAACCTTCTTTTCTTTCTTCGGCGGTCTGCCTACCATGACATCAACTCCTTGTCCACCAATTTTACAGCATTTAAAAATATTTAACAACATTTGATTTAGGTATTTACACGGCATTTTAAAGCATGTAAAATAGGCTCATAAGATCAAGGAGGCGATGAGATGTTCCCTTATCACGCACGTATGGCTGAGTTGTGGTCCCTCAATAAGAAGCGCTTGTTAACCGATGCCGAACTTATTGAGTTGGATCAATGCATGTCACTTAACGCCAAGCACTGCTGGACATTAGCTAGGTTGCAAAATGAATCTCTGATGGCATCGATGACGGATGATGTTGAGTGGCAACATGAAACATGTGCCCGTATGGAGGAACTACAGATCACAGGCAAAGTGTCCTACGGTGATGTCCTATGACATGTGAACGTTGCGGCGGCTCCGGCCGCCTCTCTTCCGGATACATATGTTATACATGCGCCGGCACAGGTAAACATGTTACCGAATCAGTCCGATTAATATGTATACAGGCGTTTGATAAGTATGGGTTCCGTTCTGGTGACCGCTGTACAGCATGGGAAACCACTCCTGCTGTCATTACTCAGGAGAAACGGTACATAGTGAGGAACTGGAGAATAAAGCGCCAGTACACGCTACTAGAGCATCAGGTGAAGGAGTATTTCAAAGAGTTGACGAAATATTAAATTAGGAGGTCAACAAATGAAAAAAATGATTGTTACAGTAGCATTAGCAGTAATCATCGTAGCATCTGTACTAAGTTGGAGAACAGGTTCAGAAGTTAAACCGGAAGAAACTACACCAGTAATACAGCTTGAGCAAGAAACGCCTGTTCAGCTTCTATTCCCTACTAATCGGTACCCAGAGACGGCTAAACACATTCAGGACGCTGTAGAGAATGGTCATCCCGCTACATGTACCATTGACCGTGATGGAGCAGATGAGAATCGTAAATTGTCACTGAGAGGCATAGAAACAAAGAAGGGTTATGATCGGGATGAATGGCCTATGGCAATGTGCGCAGAAGGCGGTGAAGGTGCAGATATTGAATACATAAGTCCATCAGACAATCGCGGTGCAGGTAGCTGGGTAGGAAATCAATTAGAGGAATATCCAGACGGTACTTTAGTAGAGTTTATATTTGAGTGAAAATATGGAGGTAAGGATAATGAAATTTGGATTCCGGAAGCCTAGTTTAAAGAAACGCATAGCTGCTAGAACCAGTATTAAACGGCAGATCGTGCATCGTGCCGGCTTGAAAATGCCCCGTGGATATGGATGGTTACGTAATCCAAAACGAGCAGCGTATAACAAAGTCTACAACAAGACGACATTCGATATTTTCAAGGTGATAAGAAAGTTGTTCAAATAAATCTTCTACAACATATCAAATAAAACAAAGAGCAGTGAGGTTATCCCTTCTGCTCTATTTTTGCGCTCTGAATTCATACTGTTGTATGTATTGTTCATTCTCAAACCTTCTAACTAAAAAAAAATATGTAACCAATGACTGTTTATGCCGTAAATTTAAGTGAGCTATGTATGTTGATGGTTCGTGTCGATTCGTATAAACTCTATATTATCATAAAAATACAAAGGAGGTAACATCTTGGAAAACGTACTCAGATTCATAAAAGAAAATGAAATACCTATCGTCATTATTCCGGAAGATCGTAAATATTGGCTCGTCAGAACTCAGAGCGGTGAATTCTATGATGAATTTTTCCATGATGGTTTCATAGGCATCGGTTGGAATGAGTTTTCTGACATTGAAAGATTGAGAACATCAGAGAAGGAAGAAATCACAGATTTGATCAGCATTACTTACAAGCCTGAGGAAGGACAAAAACCGCCTCAACCAGGACGCATCTATGGGCAAATCTATAGGTTTTTGTTTGAGTTGAAAGTAAATGACATTGTCATGATTCCATCAAACAACTCTTCGCACATAAGCTTTGGAATAATACAGTCAGAACCATACATAGAAGAAGTTAGCGAAACATCTATGGATATGGGTCTATGCCCTTTCACCAAGAGAAGGAAGGTTAAATGGATTAAAACAGTCCAAAGAGATCGCTTGGATCCTTATCTTTATCGCATGATGCAAGCTCACCAGGCAATTAGCAACGCAAATGATTATGCAAACTATATCGATCGCACGCTTCACTCTTATTATCTCAAAGGCAATAAGTCTCACTTGGTAGTAGATGTAAAACAGGAAAATCAAATTCCTGCAGTTGATATGATTTCATATGTGAGCACATTACTGGATATTGTGCCTCTAATTGAAAATCCGGAGAACCCAGAAGAAACATTTAGTAAAGAAGATGTAGACCTGAAATTAAATGTACAATCTCCCGGTATAATGGAGTTTATATCAGACTCGCCTTATGTTGTCACTGTTCTCGGGATTGTTATTGTCGGTCTTGTTGGAGGTTCATTTAAGATTAAAAGAACAAACGGACAGAAGGACAGCTCAAGTGAGGTAGAATTGCAAAGTGAGGGTCTATTCGAGAAGGTATTTAAATTCATCAAGCATAAAGATGAACACAAATTGAAAGAGATAAAACAACAACACACAATTTACAAGGATAAGCTTCAAGCCGAACTACCTAAAGAAATCACAGAAAAACTCGACCAGTAATGATCGAGTTTTTCTATTTATATGGTGATCCGATTTTAACAAATTTGAGTATGACTGCCACACTTACGAAAGAAAATATTAGGAATTTCATTGGAACCTCACCAATAAACCAATCGTTCATGAAAGGTAACAATCCAATGGTTAAATCTTGGACAATGTATAACAGCCCGTACAGGACCATGAAGGTGCCGATTTTCGAAACATAGTGAAGAAACTCATTCTTTTTTATGATCATCAAAGGCACCTCCTTCTTTTACAAGATAATTACATTATGCACTTCACTTTAGTAATATTCAATCAAAAATTTATTATTTTTTCTTACTAAGGAAAACGGGTTATTACCTCTGTACTACATTATCGAACTCCGCTTTAACCACTTCAACCACTACCTCTTTACTCACCACAGAACCAGATTGTTGCTTAGGTATCTTGTCCAGCTTAACCCATGCTTCCTGAATCTTCGCCCGGATCTCATCCGCATTAACCACGATGCCCAAAGCCCGTAGACGTTTCACCGCATAGTTAAGTGCGATGTCCATCTTATCCGGTCCAGCTAGCTCACCAAGTGCCGCCTCAGCCTTAGCGTAGGCTTCCTGTGCAACACTCCACAATGCATTCTGAATGGATTCAGCAGACTTAGCTTCTGCCGCTGCCTTACGTGCCGCAATCCACGCTCCAAGTTGCCGCCACTCTTTAACCAAGAACACAAACAACATAACAGCCAGCATGCATGCCACAAAGATAAGGACGTTTGTTACAGTAGATTGGATAATTTCATTCATCTTTTACACCTCACTTTTTTATTGACCTTGCACTTTGATTCCAGCTTCTTTGCGGTAGTTGATGACCAATTGCCGCCAGAAGTCATAACTACCTTTGCTATCAGCGATATATGGCTTGTAATACTCATAGGCCGTCTTAGCCCAGCTTGGACACTCCATATTAGATTTCGCTTTCTCGGCCTCAATCCACTTGGCCTGAGCGTCTACAGTTGTTTGCAAATCGTCCATCCGTTTCTTTTCAGCTGCTGTCATTTCCTCTTCGCCTCCACTCTTGATTCGATTCACTTCTGCTTGAATACCAGGGATCAGACCACGAGATGCAGCCAAGCGCGTATTCCCGTGACCGAAGAAGTTCGTACCTGGACATGTCTTGCTGGATCGACCTTGAACATAATCTCCCAACCAATCACCAGAAGACGTGTACCATGCGTGGTAAACGATGTGATTCGTATCTACAGGGATATCAAGTTTGATTGCTAGGCAGGCGTACAGGTGCAATACAGCTTGTTTCTGAGCATCTGTAATACTATCTCCGCCAATATCAAAGTTGCCGATAATCTCCACGCAGAGTGCGCCAGTGTTTGCACCCTTAATACCAGCAGGTGTCATGTTCAGGTCCCGATCCAAGCTGATTGCTATTTTGCCATCTTCGAAAACGGTAATGTTCTGTCCGGTCCCGCTCCACCCGTTTGACAAGTGAGTTGTTCGGATTCCTTCCAGGCATTTGAAATGGTCCTGATTACGGCGAGTACTGTAATTCGGTAGCCATGTATGATGGACCTGGAGCCTACTTATTGCTCTTGTTATTTTTTGTTTCTGTAGCCAACCATAAAATTCAGTTGATTCCATAAGCAAAAAGTTACCTTTGGTCACCATCGTCTGGTTCCCCCTTTTTATCAATCTTTCTGAGATACACAAACAGGTCATATCGCTTCGTATAAGTTAGGATAGACAGAATCACTAAACCTGCTGTGGTGCCGAACATAGCAATGGTCCATGCATAACTCTGGATTGCTTCCAAAACAGCACCACGACCAGTTAGAGACGTACTGAGCCTAATCCAAATCGCAATAACCATCTTGAATGTGTATGCACCCAAAAAAAAGAGCATCGCCAGCATAAATGCACTGACAACACCCGATTTAAAACGTTCCTTAAAATATGGAGCATGTTTTATAAGGTTATACACTCCGCATACGGCCCCGATAAAATACAACGTAAGTAAGATCATATCAATTGTGTGCATGCTCCCCGTTTCCCCCTTTTTCATAGACCAGGTACCGCGCAAAGTGATTTTGCTCGATCTTCGACTTGATCTCTGTAGAGCACTCGCTGTAACGCTGCATCGCTAATGATGCTTTATGCTTTACTGCTTGGAGCTGCTCCCTCTCTTTCTCTCTATCTTGACCAGTCGGGAGTAACCGTTTAATCCATTTAAATATCACGGGTTTCAGCCTCCTCGATCCTCGCCAGAATCTTTTTTTAAGTTATTAACCATATTCAGCAAAGGTTGCATGAATGTCACCCGTTCTTGGTTCATGTAATCCGTTATTTTTCTCACTTCAGCTTGAGCCTCATCCCGTTCAGCACAGACAGCTTCATAGACTTCTCTTGTTACCAATTCGCCTTTCAATATCAACCTGATAACATAGGCGATCAGAAAGATACAAATAAAAAACATGACCAAAGCAAGTCCATATTTCTCTGCTAGTGGAAGAACTCCTTCTAAGCTTTCCAACCAGTTCATCCCCTCGCTCCCCTATCTCTATATATTGTTAAACTATAATTTGTAGCATAGGAAAATTAGCATGCTGTAAAACCTTTCCTGCTCACAACATCACATCGTTTTTTTGAATTATTATAAGGATACTATTCTTATACCACTAACAGAAACATTCACCGTGGAAGCTGAACTCAAGGAGTTACTTAGTACATATATACATAAGGTCATAGGAGCAGACATGTTAAAGTTAGTGGGTTTCGCTAGACTCGAAGCCAGTTTTGAAGATGAGTTAAGGTAACTGTCTCCATTAGAGTATATTGCTACCGCGCCCGAATTGGATACTTGTGCGCTGAAGATACCCGCAGCTCCGGCACCAGGTGATATTTGCCATAACTCCCCTAACCCGTCAATCAAAAAAAGCGCGCAAGTAACACCGGCTGGAGCAACATAATAAATCCTGGAACTCCCACTACTAAGAGCAGTTGCCGAAATAAGGCTTGCCGATGTAAATGTGGATATGGTTATCAAATTTCCAGTAACCCCCGGATTAACCGTAATTGTCTGAGATATGCTCGGAGTTACCAGTTGGAAATTTTCTTGTTTACTACCCAACCCGTAATTGCTAAGTGAGTAATTATCGAGTGTCGGCATTAGGTCACCTCTTTACCGCTGATGTAGTAGTTAATAGCGCTCGCTGTTCCGGATAAACCTGTAATTGTCTCGCCAGATTGCAATACTTGATCAAGGAATGGAATGGTTATTGTGTCATTTGCTTTGACTGAATATTGATAAATGATTTCTGTGCCAGCCAATGAAATGGTGACCGTAGCTGCAGTGGTTGTTTTGTTGCAGAGCGTCAACGCTTTGAGTTGCGTTGTCGTCCCCGCTGGTACTGTATAGAGGTTCGCGCTAGTTGTTGTGAGTGTCCCTTTTCCTAACCGTTTTGCTACTACCGCCATCTATAACGCCCCCCATAGGTTTTCTTGATCTACATAAGCTTTAGCCTGCACTAGAGCGTCACCGACTGCCTTCTCTGTGGCTACGAGCGTTTGAGATGTTCCGGTTGTACTGTTTGAAGACTGCACGATACCTTTTTGTGTTGTAGTCCCGTCTGGTATCTCGATGTTATCCACGTCTGTACGTAGTTGGTTAATCTCAGACCCGATCTCGTTCATGTCTGCTGGTCGGACCGTATCGCCTAAACCCCAATTATCTTTTGCCATTAGGTTGTAACCTCCAGTATTTCGAATGTCTCTAGCATTAGGTTGTCTGATGTAATAGGGACATTAACTGGTTTCGAACTTATTCTGATGTTTGTCCCTTTAACCTCGATTAGCGTTACTAATGAAATGTCTGATGCAGGTATAAGGAAATTGAGTGCAACCGTCGAATCGGTGACCTCTTTTACTATGAAGTCGGTAATCTCGTACACTCCATTAAGAACAACCTTTGTAATTCTGGAATTAAGGTATATAGCTACATCGTTCAGGGCCTCTTGATCAATCACAGTGTCACCTCCGGTCCGAGTGTGGCAAATGGCTTCTCGCCCAATTTCCATCCACCATCAAGTGGGTAATTCCATGTCACTGTTCTGCGTTTTGTTGTATGTTTTATGCCGATTCTATGATTAAGCGATGTATTTTGTTGATAGACCATGTTAGCCGGTTTCACTGTTTGAATCGTATGCTGCACCTCTTTGAACAGGTTGGCATTTTCAATATTCGTCGTGACATACAAAATAAACTGTTGCACATCTACCGATACAACAGCCATACCCGGGCCAATCAGTCTATCAAGCTGTTCCTGCAACCATCTGATCGTAAACGGCGGCTTAGTTGATTGCCGGTTTATGATACGCTTACGCCGGAACTCTAGAGGCTCCGTTGACGGGTCAGCCTGGATACGTAGCATTTTTTCCCGTCGCCTGATTCCCTCTACGGATGCAGTCATAACAAATTGATCATCAATATATTTCTGAATTGTAGCAGATAGATTGTCCATCTCTGGTATTTCAGCATCCGTCAGCGCTTTGAAGTCATCTATCTCTCGCAATACCTCTGGTAAATACTCAAGAAGTCTATTCATTTAGCGTCACCGTCCCAAGTGTAGGGATCTGATCACCGGTCAACGTGAGATTCGAAGCGGACCCGTTAACTTGAGTGTTCATTACATCAAGCACGCTAGGCACTGTCAGAATGCGAGATTCGATCTGTGCGACCCTTACGATGATGGTTGTATCGTTTGCCCACGTTTGCCTTAATAGCAGCAGATAAGCGCTTATAGAATCCTCTACGTCCTGTTGGACTTGTCCGATAGTTGTATCAGGATCAAGCGTCAGGGTGGCAGATACATTAATTGCTACTGTAGTAACTCCAACAACCGTGACCTGATGACCAATAGGAGCCAATCCGAGTCCTTGACCGCTGTTTGTAACCGGATCAACAATAGTCTGCACCTCATTAACAAGCGTGGTAGATGGTGGCACAAATCCTGTCGCCATGATAGCCACTTTCACAGTTCCGCCACCCTGCCAAGCTGGATATACCTTCACACCGCCAACGCCGTCTATAGCCCTTATTTTAACTTTGTAGTCAGCGACATTACCGCCAAACGGTTGCTCGTTTACAGCCGCACTGTAGCGCTCTCTCAAGGCATCGTCCGTCTCTTCATCTGCACCGGGCACCAATATTTCATCCAATACTGCTTGTGTAAGACCATCAACATAATCCACTGGAAGCATAGGGCCAAAATCCTGGTTACCTACGATACCCGCCGTTTCAGCAGTGAGGATAAACGTCCCGAGGATAATCCTTGATGTAACCGTGTAAGTAATATCATTTAGTGAATACCTTGATCCAATTGGCACATCAATCAGTGCGTCGGCAGATCCATAAAATAACCCTTTGCGTTGTGCAAATGATGCCAACTCACGGTTTATACCAAACTCAGCCGCGCGCCTTGTAAGGAACTCTCCAGTTGCTGTATCTGCGTATGAAAGGTTGATACTTGTTTCCAACTCAATGAACATCTCAGCAAGTTCAAACGCTGCCGGTGCCAATGCGTTGTAAATGATGCTTCCTTCTCGCTTATCCAGGTCATCCGGCACCCGGTCCAGCATGCGTTCCAGAATATTTTCAAACGTTTGATCCTCATACATCCCGGGTTACCTCCTGTTCAAAATTTCCGTATATCGTTACTACGACAAACCGGATATCTGCTGTATCTCCTTGGATGTTGATTTGGAAATTAACCACGTCTGATATCCGATCATCCTGTGTTAATGCATCACGAATACTACGGGATAATTCAGATCGAATGATCGATGCGGAAGCACCTACCAACCTCACTGACTCTGTGCCGTAGTCTGTGCTGTATATCAAAAACTCGAACCTCTCCGATTGCAGGATCAAAAAAACGGCCTGTTTAACTGCTTCCAGACCGTCCGCTGTACCCACTATTCTTTTCTTCACCGGATCGATGTAATAAGTTAGCCCTGGTTCCTGTACCTCTTCAATCTCCTCATCAGCCACTATTTCGCTAACTGGTATCATGGATTCACCAACCTATCCAACACTACAAAATTTTGCCCGCCCTGTACCCGGAGCATCAGTATTTTATCTCCGTTAACTAGATTCAATTTTGATGCATATTCCGGTATGACAAGTACCTCTTCAGGCAAGGTAAATCTTTGGTCAACAAGTACTTCGAATGGGCTAGTTGACGTGACAGTTCCGTATGCAATAGTAACTGGATTAGTAGAATCTACAGCTGCTATTGACACACGTTTAATTACGTCTATCATGGCCATTAAAACACCACCAACTTCAACTTCATTTTGTGATCCGAACCGTTCCAGCTATGTGAAACCTCATCCACCAAGAAATACACGTTCAGCTTCAATCTTTCGATGAATATCGGGATGGAGCAACCAGCCCTTACCCGGATGTCACCAATAGCTTCAACGGACAAGCTCCGCATCTCCCTGTTGTGGAGTTTAGCAAGCTGCGTAAGGCTCTGATTGATCCGCGCTTCGTTTAGCTTCTCATCAGCGACTTGGTACAACTGGAGTAATCCCCATTTGGCTATGTTGGCGCTATCCTGAGCTATGAAGACATTACGTTTGCCCGTCTTCTTGTTGTTCTGAACGATTTTCACTTTGTTGTAAGTCTCACCGTCTATGCTCCGCTTGTAGTCGTAATCCGTCATAAGACTGTCATCACCAACAACGAAATCCAATTTCCAATCCACCACATTCCGAATTGTCAGTTTGCCAAAGTCATCATAAAATACAAAGTTCCGCCCGGAGTGAATGAGCGTCAGATCCAAAGCCTTGTATATGGTATCAAGCAGCTTCTTATTGTCCTCGACCATTGAAGGTATTGTATAACCGGCAGCTGGAAGAGTACCCACCTTGAGTTTGAAGTCATTCGCAATCTTCTTGATAACTTGATCGGCTGTGGTGTTCTTGAAAACGTATGTGTCATTTGCCTGTAAGTATCGGATCTGATCATAGGCTTTTACCTTGACCGCTTCATCCGCGCCTTCGCCAATCTCAAATACATATCCGTAAAACACTTGCTCTTTACCCTCAACTACCCGGATAACATCACCATTATTGATCACAAAACCTTTGTCCTGATATATCCCGCCTGTGACTAAGGTGAATTCAAATGTCGCTCCGGCGCCGATGCGGACCGTCTTCCAACTGATCCCTGCGGCTACGGGCGTTAGATCCCAAAGCTTCCCGTTTTTATTGTCCAACGTTATTTCCATCGGCGCCTCCTTTACGACGGTATTTTAAGCACCCGGCCGACTTTCAAGCTTTTGAGCTCCGAATCCTTGATGCCGTTCAGCTTCTGGATTTCTTTCCAACGTCCGCTATCCCCCAGTGTCTTCTTGGCCACCTTCGCCAAAGTATCACCGGATACCAGCTTGTACGTTTTCGGCTTCTGTTTGTCATTCGCCCGGGTTTTCTTTTTACTGGTTGTCGTTTTCTTCTTCGTTGTAGTCTTCTTCTTGACTACGATCTTCTGAGGCCGATAAAACACGTACTCTTTAAGAGACAAAGTGTACTCAATTGTGCCGGGAGATCCCGCAACCTCTTTCCAATCAAACGACTCAATGCTAGCCGCAACATTAATATCAAATGTGGACCCTGTAAAAATAAAACGGATGGGACGCTTGGTCTCCATCCATTTCAGTATGAGGTCTTTGTAGTAACCTGGATCAAATACGATATCTGCAGCGAACGGATAATCAAAGGCAGGGAATATGCTTGAAAAGCTATACTCCGCAAGCTGTGGGCTTTTGATTACATTTATCTCACCCAGCGCTGACACATCGTATTTACTGCTGTTACCTCCGTTTGATATCTCAATTTCCCCAGGAAGGATCGGTATCTCGAATCCCTCCTGTTGGTTGTTGTACGAAAGGTATATGCCGTATTTATCTGCCATTGCCATACACCCCCGATGCGTGGGTTGATATCTCTCCGGTCATTACATCTTCGATTCGGCTTACAATCGTATCAATGTCCATACCGTTGTTGATGTCACCCGTTTTAACTTGGATGGTCGGCGTGAGTGTCACATAGTTTTGGATATTCTTCATTTCCGCCAACTCACGCATTGTTTTCAAGTCCTCACTGGAGATATCGACTTCCTTCTCGATCTTGCCTACTTTGTCCACCTTACCGATGTTTTTCTTTTTGCCGTCATCGGCAGGTGCAGGAGTGCGCCCTGCGTCAGCCGCCTTGTTCCATTCAGTGAAGTCATACGATTTGCCTGCCCCTGCAGCCGAACCAGCTTGTTTAGCTGCATCAGCCTGGCGAGCTGCTTCGCGGTTGTCCAGCATATCAAGCACGTTTTGTTCACGTTCCAGCGCCTTCGCTGAAGCATCAGCCTCCATACCAGCTATAGACGCTTCGCGAGACTGTCTGTTAGCTTCAGCTCTCGCCGCCTCCCCTGCCGCAAACGTGACCTGTTGAACAGCATCAATGCTCACGCCTGGTATAGCGTTGAGTTTAGCAATTAGACTATTGATGATATTGATTGCGCCATTAGCCATGTCTTGCAGGATTTGGAGTGATGTAGCTCTAGCGCTGTCAAATGCATTAGCAATCCCAGCCCCAACTCTTGCGAAGAAGATAGGCACCTTGCTGAAGAAGTTCAGAACAGCATTCCATGTGCGCATGAATCCAGCAGCAAAGGCATCGTTTGTGCGCCATAGGTTGTAAAACCACATGATAAGGGCAACGATTACGGTAATGAACAATACGACCGGGTTCGCAGCCATGACCGCATTCCATACCGCCTGTGCGATGGCTACGAGCTTTATAGCTCCCCATACCATGAGTATAGCCTCACCAAGGGACATGATCATTGGACCTATCCAACCCCAGTTTTCAGCGAAGAAGTTGTAGACGTTCGTTATTACACCGAGCAATACCATAGCATTCTGAACCACCCAGTTCAGGCCAGAACTCAGCATTGAAAAGAACTGATCGAATGTGCCAGCTTGGAAAGCTGTGTTAAGCATGGTGATGAGTGGGAGCAGTGATTCCATGGCAGCGACACCAGCGTCAGCAAACATGGATTTAGTGTTGTTGCCCAAAATCTCTAGTTGCTTCGCCGGGCTTGCCATCATAGTTTCAAACGCAGCCTGACCCATCTTTTGTTTCTCAAGGAGTAGGTCGAACGCTTTAATGAACCCTTCCATATCCCCTGCCTTACCCATCTCATCTACCCCGAATGCTCGGATGTCTGTTTTGGACATATTGAAACGTTCAGCCAGAGAAACGATGTCACCAGACATGGCCTCTTTCAAGGCAAATGCCGCACCTTCTATACCATTGCCTGCGCTGTCGAATGCGTTCAGACGCTGTGCCAGGTTATTCAACTGCGTCAATTGATCCACGTTTTGAGTTGTTGAGAAGAACGACAAAGAACTCTGCAACGACTTATTGACGTCTTGACCAGCAGCTAGGGCATCAGCTTTGAATTTTTCGAACATTGCTGTACCGACTTCTGCGTCTCCCGTCCGAGCGATGAACATGTCTTCCATTTTCTTTTGTTCCATTGCCCCGCCTATCGTTGCGGAAAACAGTTTCTGCATTCCGACTATAGATAGTAAGGTTGTTGCTATGCCCTGTATGTTCGTAAGGAAACCGCTTGATGCACTAGCACCTTCTCGGATTCTGTTGTTAACCCTACCTTGAAGCTGTAGGATCTGAGCTTCCAAAGCCGCTATCCTCTGTAATGCACTCTGTAGTTGTCCGGCATTCTCACCACTTGTCGTCCTCAACTGCCTGACAACACGGATCAGGCGCAGTACCAACATTTGCAGATTGCCAAACATCGCCGTGAGCTGAACGGGCATTTCCACGTTGATAGTTGCACGAATGTTCCGTAACTGGCTATCAATTTGTTGCCGGATTCTTCTAGCCTGACCCACAATATCCCCGGCGTTCAGGGTTATGTTTACAGCGGCATTTGTGAAGGTACTACGCAACCTGTTTTGAATTGCTCTTATTTTATTTTCGACATCGGCGGCGTTGATAACGATGTTAATCGCGGCACCTGGACCCAATCTCCGAACGCGAGAATTTATCTGATCAACTTGTCTCAATGCATTCGTGGCGTCAATATTAATCGCCATGTGTTGTGACAACGTTGACTTCAATCGTTCGCTGTTGCGGACTGTAGTTTGCAAGGCTGTGTTAACTGCGTTTAAGGGCCGGGTGAATCTGTCCATTAGCTCTAAACCTGCGCTTACTGTAGCCAGATATACTCCTCCTTTCCAGCCGAATAAAAAAACACCCTTCATAATGAGGGTGTTATTCCGAATTATTCAACTTTATTAAATATGTCAATAGCCTCTTGTTTTGATGTTTCTAAAAGGAACTTACCTCTGGATGGCCAGTCTTTAATTAGTTCGTTCTCTTTCTTAACACTCTCTATTTCTGATGCTGATGCATACTCATATAATTTAACTGGTGAATTATTCAAGTAAACCATAACGCCGTCCTTAGCCTCAATCATACTAAACAAAGGCTTTTCTTCTTTCAATTCAGCACCTGCATCAGTATAAGCTTTTGTGAAATTTTCCATTGTTAAACTATCATCAGGAGATGATCCTGAAGAGCAACCAACAAAAACAATTGAAATTGTAAGTATCAGACTAAGAATCAACATTTTTTTCAATAAAAAAACCTCCGTCTAGGTAATTTTCCCTATCTTACCATATCGTACGGAGTATGTGTTATTTACGTTTCGCTTTAGCGGCATCTTTTCTTTCTTTAGCCACTCTAACCTGTACGCAAGCAATAAAAAAAGCTTTTTCCTTCAGGGGCTGACTCATGTAAACCCCTGGAAGGATATTAAGCTCATGGAGAGCGTAGTACGCAACGTTCGCGTCCGTGTCGCCCTCCTCGATTAGTTTTTTGCCTCTTCCACCAATTCCTCCATCGATTGATCGAATCCAGACAGTTCGTTGATTGCCCCGGATAGGTTGTACATCTCACCGACAAGAAGAACCTTATTCAAATATTCTTCCGCCGTCTTGCACCCCAAAGCTTTAATCGAAGCAGAATCTTTAAAGTCAGGATCAAGCGTGTTTTCGATAACAGAAGCCGTAGTGAATTTGCGCTGGTCGAAATCCATTTTCCCACCTTTTCGGATGGTCGTGCATTTCTTTTGCAAATCTGCATGTTCGCCCGGAGACATGGCCTTAATTTTGAATTTAAGGACATTACCTTCTGTGTCCTTGAAACGTTTAGATACAACAACCTCTTCCGTCAGACCGTCTACAGGGTTAGCGTTCAAAAATGCTTGTAAGCTCATTTATATGTTCCTCCTTGGGGAAATTAAGTTAATTGGTTGAACTCGTCTACGTAATCAAAATCGTTATACGTGAACGGGATCTCTTCTTCCAACATGTCGTCACTTGATGTGTCTAGCTTAGTGACAATCACACTGTCAATATTACATCCGATGAGTGTGGCAGTTTGCGCACCAGCTGCTGATGTAGGATCTTCATTTGTAATCTGCATATCAAAGTACGTATCCTTGCCAGTCTTAACGTAGTCCAGCATCATACGGCGGAAGATAGGTGATACGTAGTAAATCGTTAAAGTACCCGTTCCGCTCCATCCAACTGATCTTTGGGAATTAGCCGTTTTTCCCAAAATAGGCACTTCCACTTTGTTTTTCTCAGCCGTGGCTTCAATCGCTTTAGCATAAAACAATTCCTCAACACGACCATCGATTGTGGCGAATGCTGTCCCTAGCTTACCCGAGATCGCATCTTCTGCTTTGAAAAATGTCATCTATGTCCCTCCTTATCGAACTGTTACTGTTTGGTATATTTTTTCGATGCTATCAACCGGTTGGATGTAGATATCACTGACGACGGCATCCTTCTCTTCACCTGGTCCAATAATAATGTCAGTTTGAGAGTCGAAGTTTTCAATCGCTCCAATATCCTGCAAACTGGTCATGTATTTGATCACGTCTTTTTTGAACAAGTTACGACCAGCGGAATTGTTGTCCACTTTACCCAGATAATATTGTCCGTACGTAGCCTGTAAGTCGTTATCCAACCCATCAAGAACACGCAAGACACGATTTTTACGGAATTCCTTCCGTTTCTCCAGTGTGAACGTGGTTAGTGTATTGATGTCCTGTTCAATAACAACCCTACCTTTGTTGTTGCTGATCACCATTTCCCCATCTTTCAGGGCTTGGATAATCTCAGCATTTGTATACTTCGGATATGCATCCATCGCATTCGGGATCTCCATATTGGTCAGAGACTGATTGACACGGGCCGCTGCCGCCATTGCTGCAACTTCCCAAATTAGAGATGTTGCCGGAACAGTCAAACCATCGTCTGTGATGATACCGTTCTTAAGGCTTGTCACACCTTCTGTATCCGCTTGTGGGTAGCCAATTACCATTGTCGTGAACTTCTTACCATCGTTACGCAAACGTTCTGTATAAGCCACGGCAAGCTGTTTAATGCTCTGTTCTTCAGACGGGATACCAAGCACATTAAAGTCCTCGGCTTCAAACGCTGTGAGTGCATCCGAATATTCATTCCCTGTGGATGTTCCAGCAGTACCACCAGTAAGGTTCGCACCCGCTGTTGCAGTTAATGTACCAGTACCGCTCCAATCGATGTAGTCATTTGCTACCAGATCAGCAATACCCGCGACTGTCTGACGGTCTAACTCTTCATTCTCCATCAATGTGTACACATCAAATGACCCCGACACATCCAAACTCTGTTGAATAACCACTTTGAGATCATTACCACGCAAGCCGCCGTATTTAGCTGTTGCTGTGAGGTCACCAACTGTAGCCACCGCTTTCACCGCACCTTGTCTACCGAGTCCATACAACAAGAGTGTGTTTGCATGAGCCATAGCCGCTGCAATGTGTCGAATACTTGCGTCTGTAGCCCGGTACCCAAGTAGCGGTAACGCCTTGTCCTGGAATTCATCCGATGTGATTTTAATAATCCCGGTTGGTCCCCATGGGAGAGCAGCTGGGAATGCTACAATACCGCGCTCGCCAATAGAACCGATGGGCCGGGACTGACTTACTGTATTGGTGTATACACCCGGTCTGACTTTGTTCTGAGTCGTCCAAGTTCCTCCAGCCATCTATTTAACCTCCTTCGCTTTAAAGGCCTGTACGGCCCGTTCTGCTTCGTCTAGCGTGTATGTCAAATCGTTATCAAGCGTCACCGCAAAGATATCCTTATCAGCTGCTACAAATCGTTTAGTTGTAATCAACTGTTGCTTTGAGTAACGCGAAATAGCAGCTTCAGCTTTTGGTGTTACTTTCGTTTCTTCCGCTCTGCTCATTTGAGCCATCCCTCCTGTGCTAAAGTTCTCATTTTCGGATCATCGGGTGCTTCTTCCCACACCATAAAGTTGATGTCAAAGAAGAAGTGAAGCACACTATCTGTCACTTCATGGTTCGTGTCAGTGATCATGTACTGGTCCTGGTTGATTGTGATAAACCGGAACAAGTCGTACAGCTTTTCAGCCATGTCATGTGCGGCATTAACCTTGCGATCACCATCAGGGAAGTAGTGGATATCAAACGTGTGATAACGTCTGAACCTCCGCCCCAACTCCCTCGTATGTTCCACCGGCAATAACTTCACAAAAAAACAAGGCTCCGTGAAGCCCTGCTTGATTTCTTCGCCATATCGCTTGATATTGGGAAACTTTTGAGATAACGCTGAGATAACGCCGTCCCGGATGATGTTGATTGTTACTTCCTTCACGGCCTCAGCTCCATCCGCTAAATATTTTTTCGATTAGTTCAGTTTGTTTCCGTTGCAAGTATGCAGGTAACTGGCGTTCGATTTCCTTCATGGATATCTTGGCCATAAATCTACCTTCCACCCATCCGGTTAGGTCCTTACCTGTTCGGTGACCATTTTCAACGTAACTGGCATAGTCTAGGTTGTTGGATATCTCAATCATGTAGGTATCGCCTACCCTCTTGACTTCACCAACTACCCACCGCCGCCTCAGATCACCTGTATCCACCGGAGTCCGCATTTTAATCTTACGATCAGCACGATAAGCCATTTCCAATAGAAAGTCACGTATGAACTGATCAATCACGTTGCTGTTCAGAGCCGTTTGAACGCTCTGTGACAGTTGTTCCAGTTCTGAGTAATCAAACCTACCTAGCCGAGCCATTACGCTTTATCCTCACGTTGTAGGCTTATCTCCTGATGCGTGGGATACAAGAAAGGTTCGCCTGCCGTGTATTCTCGGATTAAGTTACCGCGAGTCACAATGCATTTGTCTCCCTGTTTAATCTCCACTTGTGGAGAAATGAACAATTTGGTTTCGTATGCAATGTTGTTCACTGATTCAGTCTGACCGTTGGTACCGAGCGCCTTTTGGGATATCCGACATGGGACATCTGTATGCACTGGGTATTCACCCGGGACGGTTTCGCCTGATCCCGGCAACTCAATGTCAACATAACGCTTAATGGTTACCAAGTCCTCATACATCGTTTCCAACTGCTGCCGATACTTTGCGTAATCGATTGCCACGTCACCACCTCAATCTGCGGAAAGCATTAAGTTCACCTTGGTAATCCCTCAGCACTTCATCAATAACAGTGACAGTGGGCGTTGCAGGTGCGGTTGTAGTAGCCTTTGCAGGTTTAATTGACGTATCACCTATCTTGAGTTCGAAAGCCTCTACAGACTCTACAGGAGGGCGCAGGACATTGATTTGCTCCGTGCTTAATGCACTGGCTACCATAGCCACCCATACATAAGATAGTTCGTCCGGAATAATTGATATATTGCAGTAGTTCATGATACGCAAACCGACCTCATCAACGTAGGTGCCAATGAGGTAATCGTGTTCGGTATCGTTCACATCCAGTTCGAGCCGGCGCTTAACTTCGGTGATGATCAGTTCACGCTCAGCCTTAAGCCGTTGTATTTGCATTGGCTACCGCCTCAGCTTCCTTGATAGCATTCAAAATTTCCGGTTTAGACTTGGCATCACCCAGATCGATGCTGTTCTTTTCGGCATAGCCTCTGAGTTCATCAACTTTCATCTTGTCGATATCAGTTTCAACAGGTTCCTTATCTTCATCAATCTCTGGAATCTCTGTATCTTCAGGCAAAACGCCCTTAGCTACCATTTCAGCGATATCTTTCGAATCCACTTCAATAGATTCTCCGGCCTTATACGGCTGCTTCTTGTATTTAATGCCCTTCAGCAATGTTACTTCCATGTATATTCCTCCTTAGAGGGAGAGGCGAACCTCTCCGCATTAGTTGACTGTTGCAATGAAAATATTGTCCATGTTCTCGAACGATGGCAGCACGATCTCGGATACGATCGTTTCAACGTTAACCGGATGTGGTTCCTTGATTGTTGTAACAGCTACACCGGTGTTTACGATGCTTACCTGTGCGTCTGTTCCGCCGCTCATCAAGTCCGCTTCCTCTGGAGTTGTACCGTACCACGTGTTGCCCAGGTCGCCACCAGGAATGAATGTCACCACATCATCTGGGAAGAACAAACGGGAAGCGCCAGTTTCATCTTTGTACTGTTTGTTATAAACAGCAAAGCTAACACCCGTTTTCGCTTGGAGGTATTGTCTCAACATCGCATCAGTCATGATGATGTTCATCCCGCCAATCGGGTTCATATCCAGTGCAATGCTAGCGTTACGAAGCAAATAGTTGAATGTTTTACGAGTGAGGATTCCTCCTACAGGTCGTGTGCCTGTCTCATCCTCAATCAGGTCCAACCACCGTTGGATATCTTCAATAGGGCGAGAATCCGGTTGGCTCCAACGATCGTCTCCAAGCAAGACTTCTTTGTGGTTCGCATTGAACTTGTAGTCGTAAACATAATTCTGACGGTTGGCTACAATGGAGATAGTACCAGTAGACAATAGTTGCATACGCATGCGCTCTGGTACAACTTCTGCTCCAGACACTAGCGTTGCTGCATCATCATAAATACGGTTAATGAACGCTTCATAGTAAGATGCATTTGGAGAACTGAGCAGTTTCAGCAACTCTTGGCGATCTTTCTCACCAATCCGCATTGCTTCACGGAAGAAAGGCATCTCAGTTTCCACTTTGCTAAATCCGATACGGTCACGCAATGTAGCTTTGGCATCAAATGCTGATGGCATCAGGGATACAGGCAATCCACCCGCACCTTTGATCCAGCTCAGGTCCAACCCTTGTTGTTTACGGGCTGGGAACAACGTTTCTCCCAAGTATGGAATACGGTTAGAGTTTGTTTCACTGTAATAAGTTGTGATATTTGGAGCTGTTACAAGATCAAAAATAGTTGGCATTTATGTTCATCCTCTCTTATTTCAAAAATGTGATTTGTTTGAGTGCTGTGATAGCTGCTGCCGCTGGTGCAACAGGCAGTTTATCCAAGTCAACAAAACCATGAATCATCAATGCACCCGGAGCTGGGCCATAAGTCACATCTACATCGTAGAAGAGCACTCCTTCTGAACCTGCACCGTTTACCGCTGTTGCCTTAATGGTTTCACTTGTCAATACTCCGCCACCCATGATCGTGCCTGCAGGGACAATCTTCTTACCCTCTGCATTTGCTACAACCCCTGTGTCGTCAACTGTGATAGCGAGATTGACATAGTGATCCAGGAACTTCGTGATTTGCTTTGTGTTGCCGTAATCCGTTTGTGTGTATTTCATTTAACCCAACCTCCATTATTGTTTGAAATAAGAATCCCTTGCTTCGCTGAGCAATTTCGTATCAACCGTTTTTGCCTGAGCTGCTTGTTTACCGTAGCTTGGCGTTTTATCTTCGCCTTGACCTGGAGGCGTACCCTCAGCTGGCTTAGCGCCTTTAAAAGCTGGCTTACCGTCCTCTTTTTGGACAAACAAAAAAGCCTTGCTCTCGGACAAGCTCTTCACTTGATCTTCGAGTCCAGACTTCACGCTGCCATCCTCATTCAATTCAATTTTCGTTTTATCCAACAGCCCTGCCACGATATCGGGATCGTGCACCTGACCGCTCAAGGACAGTTTTAATGCAGTGTCCAATCGTAGATCCTTGACATCAGCTTCATATTGCTCCTTGGCTGTCTTGTTCTCACCTTGAAGCGTCTCGATCTGTTTTTTGAACTCCTCACTCAACCCGGCAGTCTTACCAAGATCAGCAATCTGCTTGTCTCTCTCTGCTATACCACCCTCAGCCTGTTTCTTTGCCTCGTTCACTTCATCGAACCGAGCCTTAGGTACAAATCCTTTCAACTCATCTGCTGAAGCTGTAGCGGCTTTATCAGCCAATTCCTCACTCAAACCGAGTGCAATAAATTGTTCTTTATTCACGTTGTTATCCTCCATTTCATCTTCGCTTGTTAACCCGGTCGCGTCCGGTGATGTCTTGTTCTTTAACGTCCGCAATACCAAAAGGACGGGATAAAAGGCTCCAGCAGTTTAGCCGAGCCTCTAGTTTGCAATAACCCAATCATCAGCCAACACGTCCGTTTGGGAAGCGAGCCACCCAACAACAATCGATCCATCCGCTGACTTCATATCGATGTGGGGATTAATTCGTACATTTGTGAAAGGCGGAAGATTATCGCCCACATGAGTCGCAGCTTCATTTCGAAGATCCATGGCTTCAACAGTACTTCCATCTACAAGATATATGAACATTCCTTTACCATTCCAACCTGCACGTGCAACCCTTTTCCCGTCTTTCAATGCTTCAATCGCTTTTCCGAAATCCATTATGCACCCTCCTAATCTGTCACTTTGGTATATTCCGCTTCAAACGCCGCTTTGGTCATATGCGTAAGCTTACCAGCCACGTCCTTAACCACATAATCGCCAACAGGCACCTCTAAAACATTCAATGAATTAATAATTACGCGCAGTATGATCCCAACCGGCCTAAAATCCAAAGAAATAGGCACCTGAACAAAAGCCATGACGTCATTCATGTGATTTGGATCTGATGGCGGATACCCTTGAAACTTAAGGGCTCTCACTTGCACACGTTTTTCATACAAATCAGCTGTCATTAAATCCACTCCTAATCAATAATTTCATACTCGGTAAACTCCAACTGACGGCCCGACTGTGATGCTTTACCTTTGCTCCGCTTGGCAACAGCTTTAACCTCTGGTATCTCTACGCCATATTCCTTTTTCCACTCGGCATAAGTCATAGATCCGGGAACTGTGATGTTCTTTCCGCTGGCATCCCGAGCAATCCGTGTACCAGGATCATCGTCATCCTCGAAATAAACAGTAGTGGTTGTCCGGCAATTAGCATGAAATGGTGGGAACGTAACGCTAACCTCTTTTTCGCTCAACGAAAAGACCTTACCATCCATACCTTGGCAGATCTTTGAGGTGCGCTTATCAAGCGTAGCGAGTATTTGGTACTTATCAACAACTCCACTGGCTTTGTAACCGTCAAAGGTTGCTTCTTGGATGATATGTGCGGTCTCGGTACGAACCAAACGTTCGGCTGCGCTTTTACCAACTTCCATTCGTGCTGTCATAACCCGGGTCATCTGCTCAATGCTGTCACCACGGATAATAGCTTGAGATAACGTGTTACGCACCTCTCTGGCAAGCTTATCCCGGTCATCCCATATCCGGGCGCTGTAGTTCTTTCCGAGCCATGGCTGAGCGATCACCTTAGCCACAGCAACTGTATCCACATAAGCAAATGATACGCCAATGCCCAAACCCTTGTGCACCTCGTATATCGTCCGATAATAGGTGTCTGTGTACACGCCCTGCATCAATACGCTAGTGCCTGTTTGTTGATTGGCTGCTAATACCTCAATCTGCTGCTGTAACTGGATCAGCAAGGCGCTTAGGCGGTCTATACGGGTCTTAAAGTAAACGTTGTTCAGTTCCTTCGTCCAAGCACCGTCGAGATTACCTTTTGCCATAGCTGTAAACTGTTCGAGAGTCATCCTGAACTCTTTCAATTCAGCCTTGGTAAGCAGCTTTTTGCCATCAGCGAACGATAATTCGTTATTCTTGGCGAACCGATAGTACCATTCGTTTAGATCCTTGGTCATGGACCGTATTGCCAGTTCGTATTCACGGCTTACGGAATTGATGTAGCCGTCCGTTTTATCGTATTGGTGTTGAGCGGCTTGCTCAGATCGCTTCTGCCAGTACTTCTGTGGCTTCATTCATCCTCACCACCGCCATCATCGTTCTGTTGTTGCTGTTCCTGACCAAACGCAAACTGCCTTGAAGCGTCTTCCTCCATGGCTGATTTATCCTCATTCTTTTTGCGTTCCATTTCTTCCTTAGCATCGGTTGTCCAAGGATGATTAGAAATGTTGGTTTCATCAGACAGGATTCCCACGCTGTTCTTGACGTTCGTTATAGCTTCAGTCTCATTGATTGGGATATCTCGGTTGAATATGAATGTTACGTCATACTCAGAGAAGTCTTTTTCCAGCTTGTTATAGATGTCCTGATCCACAAACCACAGTTCACGCTCAAGGCTAGCTTGGAATTCGGTATCAATCGTGTTTGCATCCATATCCAAGTCAGAATACATGAACCTAAGAGCAACACCCGTTGGACTATTACCAAATTCTTTTGATTGAGTATCTACACCACGTCCAAACTCATAGATTGACTTCCTAAGTCTCTCCACATGATCCGCGTAGGCTTCGGTGTCAATCTCAAGTGAAACCGTGTCGATCCCACCCTCTCCAGATACCTTAACCATTCTGTATTGAGCTAGGTTGTGACGCGCTTCACCCAAATCAGCGCCATCATAATTTTTCAATACCATGATGCTATTAGGTAAGTCATCCAGGTTGTTAGAGTTAGAAGAAACCTTCTGGTCGTAGTCATCAACTAACGTGTCCAATATCTCCACAAGCGGCATTTCTTCTTTATTGTACTTATAGGGAATGAAGGGAACTTTCTCCCAGTTCATTTGTTTCTCTACGCCATTTGAGTCCTCAATCACAAAGTGGCCTCGAAGCTCACCTGCAGTTACATATCCATCAGAACTGAGCTTGTCTTGCGAGAATGAAAGCATCCCGTTCAGATCCCAAAATTCTATGATAGAAATGGTCTTCTTAGTTTTGGCTTCATACACAATTTGATCATAGAATCGAATAAACGCATCTAATTCAGTATGAGCATTGTCCTTCCAAAGTGGGACGCACTCATGAGGAGGAATGATTTTAGTGCACAACTTACCTTTTTCGTCATAATAAACCTGCTTCCAGCCAATCCCGTTAGTGATTGCGTTCTCACCGATATCTTTCAATTGCCGCTTGTATTCCTTGCCGTAATAATCATTCAACAAATCAAGATACTCATCAGGCCCGTCAGTTTGAATGCTAAACGGCTTGGATAACAGGTAACCCGTCTTCTGATCAGTAAGTTTTCTGAGATGGCCATGTACCAATTTGTTGTTAGCTAGGTTCTGGGCTTCTACCTTAGCGCCGCCTTCACCTATGATCCATCGTTTATGATCAAGGATTCTTGTTTTATTCCGGTAGTATAGCTGTCCTAAGATCATCCACTTACGTTTTTCGGAAGATTTGAATTCGCTAACCTCTTGTACTGCAATCTCTCGATTGGTCATAGGCGAGTTTTCATCCAGGTTACGCAGTATCTCACTTAATGTACTCATATGTACCTCCTTTCAACTTTATCACTGCACAGTGCCAACATATTCACAAAATCAGCATTTTGTAGTCATCTACTAGACCTTTACACCCTTAACAAAGCCTTACGTATCAAGGGTTTTCTTTGAAAAGGTGTTTTGATAGGTTGGTAGCTTTGCACTTTCCTACATAAAAAATACTAGAATTCGAATGTTGGAGCCTTCATATCATCCTCAAATGCATACCTTGTGGCATCAATTGTATGATTGTCCTTATCATCCAATCTCGCCCTTGGATTGCCATCTGAATCTGTTTGATAATCGATGTTCTCAAACTCTCGAGCAATGTTTGGCGTTCTAGCTGGATCAATTACAATCTCCACCAAGTCATCCAGCCACTTCTCACCATACTCCACTGAGTTAGGGCCCTTCTTCGCTCCCTTGAACCGGCATTGAAGCTGCAGGCGCATTTCATCAACCGATTTAGGCTCAGCACTATCGGCAATAGTTACCTGAGTGTCATAACCCTTCTTCTTGATCCTCTCAGCCAGTTCGCGGTTAGATAACTTTACGCCGTACACCTCGTCCAAGGCGTATATCTTGCGGCGCGTCTTATCATAGTGCCAGCGTACAAATGCCACCGGATCAACACCATAACCCCAGTCATTGCCCTGGCGAATGTTATCAAACGACTTTATTTCCTCATCTGTGATCTTCCGGAAGTTCAAATTATCAAACGGCACAACTCCACTCCCTATCGCTTTTCCAAGGTATTCCCACTCATACCGTTGTAGTCGTGTCCTTTTCAATTCCTCCGCTTCCTCAATACCCTCTTTGGATAGATAAGGATTGTTTAGGTATGTGGAGTGATGAACGTACGTGTTATTCGGTATGATGTGCGATTCGTAGAGCTTGTTCACCCACGATTGCTTACGCTTTGGCGGGTTGTATGAGTAATAGAACTTATAAAAAAGACCATCGCCTAAATCCGCACGCAAAATGGATTTCTCGATAGTCGATATCTCATCTTCTGTTTTAAACTCAGCCATCTCCTCTATCCATAGGAATGCAATAGGGAACTTCGACATCTTAATGGATTTGATCTTAGCCGGATCGTCTGCACCACGGAAAATGATCTTATTGCCGCGAGGGATGTAGACCAACTGTAACGGGCTTTTAACGATCTTCCAGTAATGACCCACACCAAGTATGTCGATAGCCTCTTTGAGCTGTTCAAACACGCTTTCCTCAAGTGTGCGGGCGACCTTTCGGACACACAACGTGGTAACTGCATATTTCATCATGTCCTTGATGATCTTTAAGCTAATCTGTGCTGATTTGCCGGATGCCCGTCCACCTTTTAGCACATGCTTCAGATACTTGTGTGAATTGGATACTCGCCAAAAGTCGTGAAAGTGAGGTGTTACCTTCTCCGATATCTTAACCTTCAACATCGACATCACCCAGATCGTCTATGATCTGCACACCCACATTGCCTTCAATCTGCTGTTTATCCGTCCACAGCGCATAACGTTTACCCAACAATTCAGCTGCTTTAATGCGGTCCTTGCCATCAAGTTCCTTCTTAACAAGCGATTGCTCACCCATACCCATGCCCAAAGGGAACTGCTCTTTCACTTCACCCCTTAGCACATTTGTGAGGAATTCCAGCACTTCATCCTGTTTTGCGATACGTTTTGCATCCTTTTTTGCTATCAATTCATCAACATATTGCCTCACCTTAGCATTCGCTAGCAGTCTGGAAGCATTTACTTCAGCTGATTTACCTTTAGCCTTGTATCCTGCACTGTGATAACTTTGCGTTGCATTGCCTGTTTCGATGTAATAGTCAGCGAATCGTTTCTGTTGTTCACTTAGGCTCATGTCATATCACCCACCACCAAACGTATATTTGTTGTTGCTCACATATCTGGATTTTTAACTGATTGTTCGTCTTTCACGAAGCACACTTTGGCATCTATACTGGAATTCTCTTCGGCTATATCTTCAAATACTGCAGCTAATCTTTTTCTCAGCATCTCCGTGTAGGCAATACGTTGGAAGGTTGTTGTTTGATCGTAGTCCATATCATCAATGAAGAATTCTGCATTTAGCTCAACAACCATTTTCATTAATTGCTCACCCCTTGTTGAAAGCATCCATCTGGAGGTTTACCTAACCGTCTATCTCTTAACAGATACTCATGTCTCTTCATAGCCTCACGACTTGTATTAATTAGTTGGGACACTAATTCATATTTCTCTGCTTCAATCGGACTCATAGGCAATACCTCCTTATGTTGGCTCACAAGCAATCACATGTAGCTTTAATGCTGGTATAGACGATCCTAATAAGCTGATGTTAAGTAACGCACCCAAACTGATATCAAGGCTCGTCTTGCGACTTACAATCGTTACAGTGAGTGTCCATCCGTTTGTGGCATTACCACCAATAACACATCTCGGTTCGTCATAACTGCCGCTTGCCGCTTCGATGGCTGTGTATACTACCGGTCTGCTTGCAAATACACCAAGATTAATTACTGGCAGTGTAACCGACCCTGCAGTTTGTGAAGCTACATCGATTGTCTTGGCATACTTAATACGGCTGTCTCCAACATCTCCCTTGGGCCCTACTGTACCTGTATCACCTTTAGCACCGGTTGTACCTTGTGGACCACGTTCTCCGTGAGTTCCGGTATCTCCCTTTATTCCCTGCTCACCTTTAGGATCTTGCTCTCCTGGATCACCCTTAAGCCCCTGCGGTCCCGGACTACCTTGTAAAGCGCGATAATCAAAATCGGCTTGGTCATCACGCTTTACTCCAAGGTTAGTTCCGTCCCAACGAAAATTAAGGCCGATACCATTGGCACCGTCCTGTCCATCCCTACCATCTCTTCCGGGTAATCCTTGTATTCCTTGTGGTCCTGGATCGCCTTTAGCACCTTTTAATTCAGGGATATTACCTATAGCTGCTTCCAACTCTTCTTGAGTCATATCTCCCGCTGGCCCGCGCTCGCCTTGGGGTCCTTGTGGACCTTGAATACCGGGTAAACCATCTTTGCCATCCTTGCCATCTTTACCTGGCGCCCCATCGTTGCCTGTCACCCCTGCTGGTCCCATTGGTCCTACGGGTATAGAGTCCTCTTCAAAAGGCATCTATACCACCTCCAGGAAGGTGTAATGCACTCTAGTAGCAGCTTTGGCGTAGATATACACATTTTCATCAAACACCATGATTCTAGATGCATTACGAGGTAGTAAAGGAATTCCTCTGTCCTCTTTACCTGATTCCGGTGCATAATACACTGTTTCATCCATACTCATGTTACGAATTGATATCATCCCACCATTTACAGCGATAAAACCTTCTACACCAGCTTCCATATCCACATAATCATATCCAGGTTGGCCGTTTGGCGTTTGTGTTACGATCCGAAGCGGCAAGTCACTCGTTCTAACAGAGTTGTTTTTGAGCATCTCCATTATTTCCACTGCCGGATCTTCTCCATTTTCGCTATTACCACCAACCATCACCATATAAAAAGGATGCTGCGGACTATTAGCCTTTCCGCTTTTCCCTCCTACGGGTAATACCAACGTCACCGCCTCCTTATTACCGTGTACCTTACTTCACCGTCACCTCTCGGCTTTTCGGGTTTAGATTACGGTTAGTTTTTACATAAATCTAAGTTTGACCGCTACGAGTTCCTACTTTAGCTTCAACAAACGGTTGTGAAACAAAACGAAATGAAAATTCAATCTCATCGCCTGGACGCCATGTGTTAGCACCTTCCATACGCCAGTAATAAAAAGGTACATGTCTGGGCTGGAATGATTGGGCGTTGGCCTGCTTCTTGATATGATCCGCGGGGAGTGCTCGAACAAACTTGTTAACGATTCCTTTTTTAAGGGAAATAGGCTCTCTGTATACGTCCCACTGAAGACCTTGATTGTTTCCGTATGTCGGACCCAACACATCATCAGCTTGCACCAAGAAGCCACAAATCAACTCCAGACCCGTTATGTCTCGGCTAGTTGTGATGTCACAAACAACGTGTGTAACACCGTCAGTGTAAGCATTCATAGGCGGATAATTGAGATAGAGTTTCACTTGGGACATTCTGCTACGGTCCTGGGTAGAAATCTCCACCGGGAAAATAGCTTTACCTGTCAGTTCCGATCCAGGCAAAGCCGGTCTGTGCCATTTGGATTCAACACCCGCGCTGTTTTCAAATCTATATTCAACTTGCATCTGATTACTTTTCTCTGAGGTTGTATTGTCTGAGTTACCAACATGTACGCATCTCAAGTCTTTGGTGTCTTTGTACACCCAACGTGTAATGCTCAATGTAAAAACCCCCAGACATCTACGTTTTGTGTGGCTGCACTCTTGTTAAACAGTCCTATTTTAATGTGCGTTGCTCCAAGTTCAATAATCGGACTCATTATTGTCTTAGCATCTGCTCCCATTGGGAACGTTTGAACATTCTCATAATCATACCCGCCGTTAACCGATACCCTGAGGACCAAATCTATGTTGCCTGTACCCGAAGCTTTCGCGAAAAGTCGTATCTTAGAAAAGTTAGGTACAGCAATGTTTTCGCTGGATGTTACAATAGTTGAGTTGCCGGCAGGGACCGCTTGAGCTTTGAAAAATTGTTGTTCCCATGTCCTCCGCGCAAAATACATCATACGAATTGAGCCCGTCCCTGGATCATAACCATGTGTTGTGGAAGGTCCAAATGTTGCAACATCTTCACCGTACACACCTTCTTCGGCCGAGATAGGAACATCCACAGCCAATGGGTTAGTCTTAGAAACAAATTTACCGTTAATGTTTCTGATCATCGTCATCATCTTCACCCCTAAATTTTCAATTTAAGTCAACGCCTTGTTTGTAACCGTCCAGTCGGGTTCGAACCAACATGTCGGCGCTTGGCTGCGCTCTGCTTTACCTTTAAGCTAAAGACGGAAAATACTCACCGATCTATTGCGTGAGTAAAATAAAAAAAAGCACCCACTGGGCGCTAGTTGTTCCAAAATGTTTTTGAAGACGAATCACTTTCTAATTCATCCTCATCCTCATCTTCGTCTTCCTCAATTTTCGGTGGTCCACCGACGCTTATCTCTGTCACAGTATAATAAGCGATATTTCTAGTGTTTATTTCTGCGTTAAGCACTTTAACCCAATCTTTTTGTTTGAATTCCGCCGCTACAGCTTCAGCTTGAGGTGTCAGGAAATCTCGACTGCTCCCTCCAATAAAATAAACTGTTAATTTCTGATTTTTCATATTATCACCTCCGGTTTAGTAAAGAAATTCTACACCGGAGATGCACTTCCTTTAACAATAAATAAAATAGCGAATTTTGTTCACAAAGGCATAGTACTCTTTCATTTGGCACATAATAGTAAGTAGGACCAATTAAATTTAGATGGAGGTATTATTATGAATTTTCTATCAACCTTGCCGCACGGAAACAACGTATTTGCTATAAGCGAATACAGATTTCACGTTTTGAATAGTTCCGAGAAGGAGGCTGCTAGTTTCCCGATCAATAATGTGATAATTGGTTACTCCGACATTGATGATCAATATTACATCCGCTTACCCCATGGAATCACTTACGTTTCTTCCAATAGCGAATTCACCCAGTTCTATAACATCTTTAAAGACTTAGTGGCAAAGCCAACTGTTTAATTGTATCAAACATAATAGAAAAAACCTATGGAGGGAGAATTATTTATTCTCTCTACCTATAGGTGGCGTTTAGTGGGACAAAAAAAGCCTCTTTTAAGGAGGCTTTTTATTTATATCCTTTATTCTAAATGAAATACCATTTCCGTTCTACCATTATTGTCTCTAAAAGAAACCTTTCCAAATCCTTTTTTCTCCATTCTACCCAAATAAAGCATTAGATTTGAATGCTTTATTCTGTATCCAATGTATTTCTCAAAATCATTCTTTATTACATCTACATTAATACTACCATCATAATGTTCACGGATAAAATTAAATAGAAAATCGTATTCTATCTTATTATACTTATTAAAGCTAATATTATTAATGTTATGGATGAAGTTACTTTCAAAATCAAGAATTGCGTCATTTTGTTTTAATTTGGCTTCAGCTATTACTGTTTCAACTTCCTTTTTGGTTTCAGGCGAGATGTCTTGGGATTTTTCGAGTGTCTCTAAAACCTTCTCTCCTGTTTCTTCACTTGACTTTCTTTGTTCCTCAATGAACTTTGCATACTGATCACTTAATGTTCCTATCTTTCCACTTTGATCACTTATTTCCTTTGTGATTTGCATACTCTGTTTCGAGGATTCGCTTGACTGGATAAATGATATCAAAATAGCCATAACAGCAAGCAATATTGAAAATAGAGTCGCTCCCAGTGACAGTTGATCAACTAAAAATTTTGGATCTTCAAATTTCACAACAAATAACACAACTACTACCACTACAAGGAAAAATATTATGTAAAACAAATCTTTTTTTTCTGGAAAATCACGTTGTTCTTTTGCTTTATCCTTTTTCAAAACTCCCACCCTCGTTTCATTAATTTTCACTTTACAAGATTACATTCAATTTCTTGAATTGTCTATTTATATCTCTATTGGAACGACGAAAAAGAACACTCACTAAGGAGAGTTCTTTTGTGTTTCGATTATTCCCTATAAAAACAGGCTATTTTGCAGGTTTCTAGATATTTTAACTTGCGCTCTCTCTACATATTCCTTCACACTGGATTTTTTAATGTCCAACATCATTGCGATGTCATTGTAAGAGAAGCATTCACCGCGTGACATTACGAAACATTCCCGTTCCCGATCACTCAAACCAGTTAATGCATCCTCGATCTGGAATCTCTCCCAATCGCTAAGGTTGCTAGGACTGCCGGCATTCCCTTTTTGTACATAAGCTTGCATCATTAGTGGGTCCATCAGTTTCTCTCGCTGATACGCAGCCCTACGCTCTATACCACGCTTATTACCAGGACGTCTACCTGTACTTAACCACTCGATCACATACTCACAATCAGAAACCATACCCGAGATTACTTTTTTGTCTGCTTCATTCTCGCTTGTCTTAGCTCGGTCATATGCTTTGTCCGCTATTTTCCGCGACTTTTGATAATTGAGTACTGTGGCCTCTCCCAAATCAGTAACGCTTAATTCTGGACTAAGCTGAGCCATAATCATGCCTTTTTCTCCCCTTTTTACATAAAATCGAATATAGTTGTTTGTCCTTCTTTTATGAAGTCTTCTGAATCCATTATTAATCCTTCATCCACCCAAGACTTTGGAGCATCTTCTAAATAATGTGGCCATATTGGTACGCCTGGTGTAGACCGTGATGGGTTTTTCTCTGCTGCTCTATAAGTCCAGACCCAATGTGTTTTGGCTTTTACTTTTATCTCATCCATACAACCACTCCTTACACCGATACAGGCGCTTTGATAGTTGGGTGATGTTTGTACCCAATAAACTCAAAGTCATCGTATACGTAATCGTCGATGCTCTCAGGCTTACGTTTGATGTGTAATTGTGGGAGTGGGTATGGTTCGCGTGTAAGCTGCTCTTTTACCTGATCCATATGGTCATTGTAAATGTGCACATCGCCACCTGACCAAATGAATTCTCCAACCTCTAAATTGCATTGCTGAGCGATCATATGTGTCAGTAATGCGTAGCTGGAAATATTGAAACCAAGGCCAAGGAACGAATCCACAGATCGCATTGTCAGCATGCAGGATAGCTTTCCTTCTGAAACGTAGAACTGATATGCGAAGTGGCATGGTGGAAGTTTCATTTGGTTTATCACTCCAACATTCCAAGCACTAACCAGATGACGTCTTGAATCCGGATTTTTTTTAATTGAATCTATTACCTGCTGGATCTGATCAACCTTTTCTCCATTAGGTGCTTCCCAGGTACGCCATTGAGAACCGTACACCGGACCCAAATCCCCATTTTCGTCCGCCCATTCATTCCAAATCTTAACGTTGTTGTCTTGGAGATACTTTATATTCGTATCACCACTAAGGAACCACAGTAGCTCATGCACCACAGATGGAAGGTGTATCTTCTTCGTTGTTATAAGAGGGAATCCTTGTGAAAGATCGAATCTCAGCTGTCTTCCGAACACTGATAACGTTCCTGTGCCGGTCCGATCACCTTTTGGTGTGCCGTTCTCCAATATGTCTTGTAGTAGTTCTAGATAGTTTTTCATTATGATGCACACCCTTCACAGGCAACGTAATTGTCGCCTACCTTTTTACTGATTGAAAGCAATTCGCCAAGCTCAATGTCATCCTCTTCGGTGAATTCGATGTCAGCAATACGAGCCGGGATGATCGCTTCCGCATCTTCTTTGCTGTCTGCCATAACGCTCATTTCCGAGCACTCGCCCGTTGACTTGACTGTGTATTTGAAGGTATATCTTAATGTTTCGTTCATTTACTTCCACCTCTGAAATCAATGTCAGGCAATATTGCCTGCGGCTTGAATGTAACGCGGTAGTGATACACGCTTACGTCCACTGGTTCAAGTTGTTCAGCAAAGTACGTAACGTTGTCAGACAATCCAAGAAAATGCTTTTTATATTTATCCTCGCCCACCTTACAAGTAACGGTCAGTTGTTGGTCCCGGTTATCTGCATTACCGAGTGAACAACGCCCCTCAACCGTCAACATGTACTTGTCAGTAATGCCGTTGTAAAACACGATCCGGCGAGGAATCTCGAAGTTGTCCGCCGCCTTAGATATATTGGACGATGCGATATCTGCGTCTGTGCATGCTGATAGGAATAACACTATGCTTAGTAGGACCGTAATGAGTTTAGTTTTTTTCAATTTAGTTGCCTCCATCATTTGTATCCTCCTTGGGTATAGACTCCCTACCCTCTACCACTTCATATTCGCTATTGTGTATCAGGTACTTTCCTGTTGGTCCGTATCCGATATATATCCCAGCATCGTCTTGACTTGTGACCTCAAACTCTTTCCCAACAAGTTGAGAAATGTCACTGAGTCCCGGTGAGCTACTGATAATTTTTATTTTCATTCGTTATCCCTACCCTCTAGTAAGTGTGGCTCCGGCGCTTCTTTGGAGTATTGGCTCAGATCATTTTTGCCACAATAAGGGCAATATTCAACTTTTGCGTGCGACTTGGTGATTCCGATGAATTCATTACACTCATGGCAAACGTAGGTGATTAATTGTTTGTTCATGCTTATTCCTCCCCCAGGTAGGTTGATAACCGCATAGTGGGTGACAACTGGCATATCAACCAATTGGTCATATCCTGTATCACTCGTACACTTGTACCAGGTGTATCCGTGTTTTGGGTTGCTTGCATGGAACGCCATCACTACACCGATTCCATTTGTGATGAGGTGCGGAATGTGACTTTCGATGCTTCAATCGTTCTTTTGGTATTTACGCCACTCTATCATTCTGTATCCGCTCCTTCCCCACCCAAAATTACTGTGCGTCCATTAGTGTCAACTACCTTGTCTGGCTTTCCGTATCCTCGTTCGAACACTGTAAATGCACGTTTCTGCAATTCCTCCTTGGACAATGGTTCATACCATTCAGAGAACCAAACATGCTGTTCACCGACATAGAAATAGTGCGTCACTCGTCTACTCATGCTTATCCGCTCCTTCCTTGGGAGCCAACAAACTTTCCCATGTCTCTTCTTCCATCATTCGTTTGGTTTCTTGTAGCGCCCGAATAATTACGTCAATCGACTCTACCTTATCGAAAGTCATTCGCACTGGCGTTTCCTCTGGCGGTGCAACAATCACTTCGTTCTCACGGCGCTCTCCAATCGCACCCGGTTCTTTTGGCTGGAACACAACCACGCCGCACGGGTAGTCCAGTTGAAGCAGTCCTGCGGAAACGTTGATGTCACCTGTTCCAAATTCGATCTGTGTTTGTCCTTCATGTTTGAAAATTGGCATCTTATATATCCTCCTATTTGGGGAGACCAGAAACCCTTATCCGGCCTCCACTTCGCTTAGTATTTCGGTCGAATCGGACGCCTTCGGCCCTATTGCATCAGTTTGTCATAGCACGCTTTGATTACTCTCGCGTCATGCAGTGCGTTGTGTTTGTGCCCGGTCATGCCTGCATACTCTTCACGGTTAATGTCCGGATCTACACCCTTAACTTTCATCAACGTGCATATATCAAACGGGATGTAATAGACGTTCTTTGGTATCTTGAATGCGTGACCCCACAATTGGTTGAACAACACCCAGTCATACGAAAGGCAATCCGACCACATTTCCACTTGGACCCACTGTGATAGCCATTCTTTCAGGTCCTTGGCAACCGTATGTTTTCTTCCGTATGATGCGTAATTCGCCATGTCGAACAATTCAAAAAGCGATCTTGCCAGGTTATTGATTACATTCACTTGCAACCAGTCATCAATCTGCTTTTTGTCGTAATCTTCAAATTCTGCATAGAATGTCTGACCATCCTCAGCTACCATACCGATGCTAATTAAAGTTGTATTCTGGTGTAATCCTGTGAACTCTGTGTCAAAGAATACCTTGGTTGCCGATTGTTCCATTCCGTCTATCCCTCCTATGGATGTTATAAGTCCAACCACTTATAGTTCGAATTCACTAATAAATTCCGCTTTCTTGAATTCGGTATTGTGCCTAGTGCTTGCTTCTTCCAGCTCGTCTAAATCTTCCATGTCGCTGGGTAATTCGCCGCCAAATTCTTCTTCCCAAACATGTTTATCGATCCAGATTTCTTTTTCCAAGAAAACCTTGATAGCGACCCTTTTCACTTAAATCACTCCTTCGTATATGGTTATAAGTCCAGTACAGCCAATAACGCGGCTTTGCATCGTTGTTCTGGTGTTGCGTGGGCTATCTGATATACATTCCCCAAAGTGGTTGGTTCGTGCAGCATCAAGCCCAATACGTTGTGTAGCTCAATTGCGTAATCTTCCCGTATCAAAGTGTGTTCTTCGAAGGATGCTTCCATTTTCCATGCGTCTGAATGGTCGGAAGAGTAGTTCGCACACCACTGCATAACCTCTTCAACTGGGTGTGTATGACCGATAAACTTCACATACTTTGCAACCCACGCGTCCAACCTTTTGCCAACTGGCTCGTTTATAATTTGTTCACGAGTCAACGGTGCTGTTTGTGTCATCTATATATCCTCCCTAACCCACTCGTATTTTTGCATTTCAAGTACGTGCCATACATATCCGTCTATCTGGATGGTCCCTCTGAAATCCGGGAAGTACTCTCTCCCATCTATAGGCCAACCGGTTCCGACCACCATGTAGCGTAGATAATCCGTTTTATCAGGATGAAATGTATCCTCAAGCTTCATCACCCACATAACCATCTGCCCGTCCTGCACGCCGCAGGAGACAATTTTACTTCCGGTTGGGACTGTTAAGTGCTGAATCTGTTCAGATGGCTGTATGACGTATTTATGAATGACTGGCATGTTATATCCTCCTTAGTAGGGAGAGGCCCAAAGGACCTGACCCGTTTATTTATCGCTTTGATTGAACAATTTATCTAATGACCGTTCATATGCTTCGGATTCTTCTGGAGTGAGGTGCCTCATTTCCTCTTGGTTCCCCTCTCCTTCCTGACCCACAAAATCCAGTGCTTCATTTGCTATCTGAGCCGGATTGATCGTCCGCGTTGTAAACACATCGTTAAAATGACTATCCATGCTTTCTTCCCACTCGGCATCCGAGATTTTGTGAAGTAAATCGCGCAATCCCTCAACATTTTCATGCCACTCAATTTCCTTTCGCGCCCACACCGCCAGTGCTGCATCTTTCTCTTCAAGCTCCTTGCGGAGCCGATCCCGTTCATCTTTCAACACCTGTATCTGATCCTGATAATCGAAGCAGCTTTGAGCGTGATTTTCGATTTCAATTTCCTTCGATGCTTCCAAACCTTCAACACATGCCAGTAGATAAGCGATATATTCAGGAGCCTTGGCATCAAAATCCGCTTTGTGCCAGTGACCCAGCTTCAATGCCGCCAACGCTTGTTTGATTTCTTCCTGCTTACTCATGACTGCGCCCCCTTTAGTGTCATATACGCCGCCTCAGCCCTCTGACGTGGCGTTGCTCTAAGCATCGCTTCTGCCGTGTCATAAGTTAGCCCCTCATGGTAACTGTGCCCTGTGGCGTACGTCAGGTGAGCCAGATAACCGATCTGATCAACATCCAGTGCTTTATCTTCCGATTCCTTGACGTGGTTGTATTCCGAGCATGGAATGAACCAATCCGAACTACCGTCTTCCCTTTTAATCACAAAGTTGTGCGGTGGAGCTTTTTGTTCGAAATACTCGAATCCCATTAAATCAGCCAATTTAGATGTTAGATATTGGTCTGTCATCTTCTTAGCTCTCATGACTGTTCTTCCTCCCTCACACGATTTCAAGTTTTAGTTTCTTCCGGCGCTCATCGAGCAGTTTCGATTTTGCTGTATTACGGTCAACCGGATATACCGGACGGGCTAACATGTCGATTACCAGATCAGTACTTTTCAAGACAATGCCCGTGTACTCAGTGACCTTGTAAATATCTCCCTTGATGGAGTGAATTGAGCCTAATCGAATACCCGGAACTGTTTCTTTCCACTCTTTATGCGGTATCTCTATGACCATTTCAATGTTGCTGGATGGCTCTCTATACGCTTTCGCTTTGCTCACAAATTCCATCTGATTGAGTCGTTGGCAGGTGTAGCGTACAAGGATCATCTCGCTGAATATTTCGAAGTTCTCAATTCCCAAGACGAGCATCGGTTCACCACGAACTTCTATCGTCTGACCAACCTTGTACGGCTGCTTGAATAATTTGAACCTGATGACGGCTGTTGTGATTAAACTGTCCGTGGTATATCCCTCCTTGGTTAGAGGCCGGAGCCTCACGCTATTCGACTACTATTCTGGTCACTCTTGCGTTGTACTTCATCCGTTTTAGAGTTGGGTAGTTATCCTTCATGTTGAAAACCATCACGCCATCCTCTACATGCAGCTCAGGCAAACAATCCTCATCATCTGCGTGAAATGGTGCCAATACTGCGAATCCGTCCTGTTCATCGATTCCGATACACATTAATGATGTCGCTTCGTCAAAAATGTAAGTGGCATAAAGTTCATAAGTCATGTGTTATCTCTCCTTTGGTGGGCCTAAACCCACTTAGTGTGGTGGGAAGGGAGGGTATTTCCTTCCTCTTTGGTATCACTTGCTCATGTCGTAATGGATGTTCCATACAAGCTGATATCCATTCGCCAATCCTTTTATTTTTGTCTCATAAAACAATCCGATCTCGTCCGCATCTTCTAACCATGGATGTTCATCCATATCTGTCTGCCATTGTTGCTGGATCAATTCGTCCAATTCCTTGCTGTATATTAGTTTCTGTGGTTCCGCTCCGTATCTAATGGCTAACTCTTCATTGTCTGCCTCGGCCTGCCTAACGGCCTCATACAGAGCCATTCTTGCCTTGATGGTAAAAGTACCTTGTCCGTACTCTAAAACCTGTCCATCTCGCTTACGGCCCGCCTTATTACGTGGATCTTTGTACATGTCGATCATCAAATTACGGAGGTCAACGTATGGTTGTAACCAAGGGTGAGATTTTGCGAACTCTTGCGAACTCTTGTCAATCTTGACCACCGGACAGATGATACAGCCTGTGCGTGCGCCGCATGGATCGTCATTCTTCTCGCCAGCCCCTGCCTTGCGCTGTCTCAGACCACACTCACCCGTAGCGTCCTTGTAGAGCTGCCCGAGTTCCTCCGCGTCACCCCAAGCCATGCCTTCGCGTACCAGATACGACCAGACATCATCAAGTGTGAAGTTAACGATCGGGTAGAACGCTCCGTCAGCGAAGTACTCCGATTGTCGTCTGCTTTCGATACTTTCTCGGCGCGCCGCCGACTCTGAGAGCCTTACGCCCATGATGGTTAACACGGGGCTGATCTCTTTTAGACGTTTCTGTGATGGCTCGATTTTGAGTCGCTCTGTGCACCAGCGATTCATGCGATTTTTTGGTAGTGGGTATCCCTTGCCCACCGTAAGATACATAAAACTCTTTTCTAACGGCGCCTGGACCTCGACTATTTTCATAGGTAAACCTTCACGTTTAATCAGTTCTTCAATTTTCTTCATTTCCGACTGTTTTAGTGGATCTGTAACGAAGTCCAATCCTGTGTTGGCTGTAGTGATGAATATTTCTCGGATTAACGCTTCCGGATTGTTCTTCTTGAGCAGCAATACTCCTTGGAATACAACATCCAATGTGACGGTCGAATCCTTACCTCCGCTCCAAGTCACATTCCACGGACCTGGTTTGGTTTCGTCGGTATATGCTTTGAGTGTCTCCCCGATCGCTATCATCCGCTTTTGTTTATAATCCACTGTGTGTCTTGTCTCCCTTCCTCTGTTATCCCCGGTGGGGGTGTATCCTCCCTTAGATGGTTTATTGGTGGGTTAAATCGTTTACTCGTTCCGTCCAGTAAGCAACTTGATACTTTGCATATTCCAGTTCATAGGCTTCGCGTGCTGCTGCTTCCTCTGCTTCGATGCTTTCGAGGTATTGAATCATGTCTCTGATATTGTCCATGCCTGTGTGTACCCAGTAGCTGTCATAGACTTCTTTAATCGCGTTCGCAATTTCAAGTGGTGTCTGTTCCTCAATGCTGATGTCGTCTTTCTCAAGATCGACCAGGAATGATTTCCAAAGATCTGGAGCATCTTCACGTTCAATAACGAAGTAGTATCGTGCGCTTTCTTCTGTTGATCCGAGTGTGTAACGTCCCTCTTGGCGTGATACTGTTACGAATTTCTTTTCAGGTTCTTGGATAGTTGTTGTCATATATGATCTCTCCCTTAGTTTTGGTGGGTTATGCGTTGTATTGGTGATAACTCCGAACCTTTTTCCTTGGCTTTTTCCACTCTGGTACAAGGAATCTCCGAGAAATATGGGTCATACCGCACCTCATTTGGCTTCTGCATGCTTTCCCTCCGCTCATTTGGTTAGCTGCTTGCCGAGTTCTTGGATTTGCTTGCCTACATCACATTGTTTGTTGCAATGGTTATCTATTTTTGAAAAGTTGCTGCCATGTAGTTTAGATAATTCATAGTGTGTCTTGCACCCTTTACATTTCTGATTCATCAGGAGATTGATTTCAGTCAATACGTTCAATCTGCTCATGTCTGAGCCTCAGCTATCTGACGTTTTAATTCTTCTATGATTTTCGGCTCTGGAGCATATTTATCTTCCCATCCTGCTGGCTTAACGATTTTTCCTTGCTCATCGAATCTCGGCTTACCATCCTCATGCAATTTTCCCATGTTCGCTGCATGCACGATGTTGAATAGCGCCTCTGGTTTTACGCCAATAAGTGTAAATGTTCCAATTGCAAAGTAGATCAAATCTATTAAGGCATCCGCTTGACTTTCAATAGTGTCGGACTCCATGAATTCAATGAGTTCTTCCAACATCCATGAAGCTCGCCTAACCACTTCCCCACCCAATCCTTCTATTTTCATGTTTTTACAAACAGGATTAAGTTGGTTTAAGTAATAAATGATTGCAGCAGGATCATCATTGCATGTGAGTGCAGTTGGTTTGTTTGGCATTGTTTGATTGAATGCATTGTGGAACTCTTTTACCTGCTCGTATTGGTTGTTCATTTATTTATCAACTCTTTCGTATTTTGTCTGTTGTAGATTGGCTTTGTAGCTGCCTTTTCGGGACCCCATCCTTCTCGAATGCGTCGTCTAAAAGTCTGTTCTGAGATTCCGTTATCAACCGCTTTTTGAAGGAGTTCAACCGGATATTTACGCAACGCTTCATGTGCTTTTTTTTGAGCACCTTCGATTGTGATTTTAGGAGTGGTGGCTGCTTTTTCTTCACTCCATCCTCGATGCAACCTTGTGTTGAATGCATCTCGTGTGATACCATGCTCTGCTGCAATCCGATGCCAGTGTTTTCGATCCACCTTTTTATTGATGCTCTCAGTGATCGCTCTTTCCTTATCCCAACCCAATTCATAAAATCTCACGTTAGCTCTATATCGTGTGATACCATTTGAGATTGCTCGTTTATAATCTGATTCAGTGAGCTCAAATTCTAGGTCCATATCAGTCACCTCAGTTCGTTGTTATACGATTTTTTCGAACTCAATCTCGATTCGTGGATTCTTCCGATCCACTTCGTAATCCATTATTTGAGGTAATGCCGTCTGATCGTCTTCGTAGATACCCGCGTCTTCTAAGGCATCCATAAGCGGTTTTAAGGTGTTATGAGTGTCGCGCCTCCGTTTGTCAGGGAAGAAGTACCAAAGCCGTACAATGACCTTTCCTGTGGCTGTAGACCACCTGTTTTTATTACGCCATACTGTAGCGTGTAATATCGTCTCCTCAAACCAAGCTTCTGCAATTGGCGTCTTTACTTTCATCCGCCGTCCTCTTACCATAGCGTTCTTGTACATATGGTTTACGCTAGGAGCCTTGCCAGGTAAGATCAGCCTTTCCACGATTGTAATCCTCCCAACATTCCGCCTGGACGCTCACCAATCTTTTCTTTTTCCGCTTGATCCGCTGCAAGTATGATGACCTCTAGTACTGGTCTGCTGAAGTACTCGGCTATATGCATCAGACAACATCCCCTCTGCCACATGTCCCTAAACTCTGTAACATGCGCTATTTTCCAAGTGAAGTTCATTTCCTCACATGCTATATGAATTTTTGTCGAACTCTTTTTAGCTTGAGGAATATCTTCTAGTGTCTTGGTCGATTTCACGGTCAATGCTAATCACCCCTAACCGTTTTAAGTATTCTTTCGATGCATGAATTCGTATATCATAATCCAAGTTGTCATCTTGTGTTGTATTAACAAGTTCTTCCGTCGTCATTTTCTCAAGCGGTGCCATCTACCTCACCTCACTACATGTTATGAGCACGTTCATAGTTCAGGAATTTTCCGTAATTCTTCATGTTCACCATTTCCGCTGTGCCGGTTCTGCCGTTCCGATTCTTTGCTACGATCATTTCAATAATGTTCTTCTTTTCTGTCTCTGCGTTGTAGTAATCATCTCTGTACAGAAACGTAATCGTGTCAGCATCCTGTTCAATGTTTCCGGACTCTCTCAAGTCAGACATCATCGGACGCTTATCCTGTCGCTGTTCTACGGTCCTACTGAGCTGAGCCAAGGCTACTACAGGACAGTCGTTCTCACGGGCCATCTGCTTCAAACTGGAGCTTATATGACCCACTTCTTCGTTACGGTTCTTGTTGTTGTATTTACTTCCGCCAGAGATTAACTGCAGGTAGTCAATGAATACGATAAGTTCAGGGCATTTCTTTTTGAGTTTCCGAACTGCAGATCTGATTTCTTGAACCGACAAACCCGGTCGGTCGTCGATGTAAATGTCTAGCCCAGCTAGTTCGGATAAGCCCAAGGTGTATTTCTCCCACTCATGGTCATACAGTTCGCCTTTTTCCACTCTATGACCATCGATATTACATTCAGCTGCGATCATCCGATCATAGAGTTGCATGTCAGGCATCTCTAGGCTGAATACAGCGACCGTCAGGCCCTCTTTACCGTTCCGGACGGCATTGTTAAGAAGGAAGGCTGTTTTGCCCACAGAGGGCCTTGCAGCGACTATATTAAGGGTTTGTTTTTTCCACATACCCGTTATTTCGTCCAGGTCTTTCCCGACTGTACTTGCACCCGAAGCCTGACCTTCGTGTTTCTTTCTGTCAATCTCATCCGAGTGCTCCATGATACCTTCACTGATGTGCTTGAATCCCTCTGCGCTTCTACTTTGGTCAGCAAGCGACTCGGATAGATCCATGAGTTCAGCAGCCAACTCTTTTGGATCATTCACCCCGCTGCTCAGAAGGTCTTGTATCGTTCGCATGCCGGTTCGCATCAGGTAGCGTTCTTTTACAATACGTTCATGTGTCATATAGTCACTGACACCCGGTACCGACTGACTGAGTTTAATAAGGTAACTCACACCGCCAACATCGTTTAATTCTTCTTTCAGTTCGTTCGAGAGAGTTACGGCATCTACACCAATTTCTTTTTCCCTGAGTGATACCATTGCGCCAAATATCTTTTGGTGGGAAGAGTGAAAGAACTCTTCCTCGGTTAAAAGTGATTCATATACCAGATCCGGTTGCAGAATGATTGAACCCAATACAGATTGTTCAGCTTCTAAGTTGAAGTAATTCATGATTTACTCGCCTTGTGCTTTGCAATCGTTTGACGCATCCACTCTTCTTTGCTAATTCCTTCACGTTGCCATGGTGTAATCGAAGGAACTTTGCTTCTCAACCGATCCTGTTCATCAAGCATTTCTCTAGTCCGCTGTTTTTCACGTTCTGCTGCAATCCTTGCATTGGGTTTAACGATCTCAGCAATGGATGGAGCGAACCTGCTTTCTCTTATGTGCTCCTTTGCATTGGCCCAACAACTTTCTGACTCAGCTTGTTCCAATTCCTCAAGCCAGTTTTCCGCGATATCTCGATCCACTTTCCAACTTGGATAACTGGATGCGAGTTTTTTGAATAGCTTTAATGCATCCTGTCGTTCCATGGAGCACCTCCTACATATCGTCCAAGAATCCTAAGCGGTCTTGTGATTTACCCTGCGCATGTCTTTCTTGAATTGCGTTTGTATAAAATGAGAACCCGTTTACCTTGCCGCCCTCTTCTATTTTTTTCTTGTGACGTTCAGTCATAACTTCGATAATCAGATCGGATGATATCCCCTGATTGACTAAACTTGTGACCAAAGGCCAATCTTTAGGTTTCAGACCCAAACATCCGTGAATCTGACTGTATGCTTTTTCTACTTTTTCAAGTTCATCAGCAGTAGTAGTAAGTGGTTTTGGTTGTTTCTCTTTACTTACTTTCTCTTCTCTTAAGTTCTCTTCAGTTCTATTAAGTTCAGAGGGAATTTCCGGGAACTGCTCAGTAATTCCGGGAACTTCCGGGAAAGGTTCGGAATGTTCCGGTGGATCTGGGAACTTTGAGCGAGTCCGTTTATGCAATCCGGACTGATGTTTTTCGAAGTCATTTATTTGAACAACCTTGTCTCCATCAGCTTCGTACCAGCTAATTAAACCTGCATTGTGTAGCCGAATAAGGGATGACTCAACCTCAGTTAGTTTCTTTTCCAAATGAGGAATCACCATAAGATTGATCTTTTTGGGTGATCCCGTCAGACGACCGAAGTCGTCCGTGTGTGGAATCATCCAAGTAAAGAGCAACATATCGAAAATATTATTTAAGTCCCCAACTTTTTCACTAACCGATATTATTTTTGAAATCATTCTTCTTTCAGCCATCGAAAACACTTCCGTTCGGTTCCTTGCTTTTCCGGGAATTTCCCGGAACTTCCAAAGCGTGATTTATTATGGCAGCAAGCAAACGTCTCATTCTTATTCCAGCAACAGTCCCATCAAACATCTGGTGGCACTCTTTGCAAAGGTGAGCCAGATCGTATACTTGAGTTCGATGATCAATATGACCTCTGCCTGTTAGGTGTGCCCGGTCAATTGCTCGTTTTTCTCCGCAGGCTTCACATATGCCTTGTGAACGTTCTTTCACTTGCTTATCGACCACATCACTGATGTCACCCTTTTGCTTCTGTGTAGGCTTCACACGTTTGCTACGCAGCTGCTGTTCCTTGCTGTAAGGTGAATATTTTATTTCCATGTTCATCCCTCCTTCTAAAAGGGCAGATCGTCGTTGTTAATATCAATTGGTTTTCCGTCATCTACAAATGGATCATTACTATTACTTGAATTACTCCGGTTACTGCTGTTACCTTGATTAGCTGATTCCAAGAAACGCACATTATCAGCGATAATTTCCGTCACGTATACACGCTTACCTTCGTTGTTTTCGTAGTTCCGAATCTGAATGCGTCCTTCGACTGCCGCCAAGCGTCCTTTGCGTAGATAGTTAGCGCATGTTTCAGCCAGTTGGCGCCAAGTTACTACTGGAATAAAGTCCGCTTCCTTCTCTCCGCCTTGGCTTGTAAAAGGACGATCAACCGCCAAAGTAAAGGATGTAGTTGCAACTCCAGTAGGAGTGTATCTAAGTTCAGGGTCACGGGTTAAGCGGCCGATCAGGATAACGCGGTTCAACAAGGTATTTCCTCCTATCGATTAACAAGCTCTGTATAATGAATGATTTTATTAAGACGTTTTGTTTCGCGGCAGTATCGGCATTTCTCGCAACGTTCAGGTTCAATCCGACCTGATTTTACCTCTATAAGACGCGGCATCCGGCTTGCTATTTCATCCAATTCACGTTTAATATCAAATGCATTTAATGTGATAACTGCCTTATCAGGCGGATCTTGTTTAGAAACAGCAACTATAATAGGTTCAATCCAGCCATCGCGCTTAAGGTTTAGCCTTTCGATCTCTGCATATAAAGACATTTGGGTTGTGTATCGGAAAGCTTCTACAAACGAAACGTATCCACTCTCCGTATCCCATGTTTCTTTTTGAATCTCTGCAACTGTTTTGATATCTGAGAATCTATTACGATCAGGAGCATAGTTATCCATTTTTATTTTCCATTTCGCTCCTGCAAATTCACCGGTCATCATCACTTCTTTCTGTCCTTGGAGGACAAACATGCACAATGGATCACTCTCGATAGCATGTATCAAGTGGTTAGCTTGTTGAAAACCGGCTTTTAACTGGCCTTTTGTGGGTCCCTTAGATGAAATGATTTCAGGATTATTATCTTTAAATTCTTGAAACGCTTCCGGACCTTCAAAGTAAGCATGAACGTATGAACCGATCAATAGAGCGTCCGTAGAAGGTTCAGACCATCCTTGTAGCTTTGCTACCGCCCGTGCTTCGCAGTCTAGAAACTCCTTATATTGGCTATTAGACCAGTAATGAATGTTGGCTTCAGTCGAGTGGTAATTCTGATTGTCCAGTTGAAACATTAGAACCACCTTCCTTCCCTGACTGTTCAGCCTGTAGCTTTAGAAACTCCTCTTCTGTGCTGCTTGGCGTATGAACTTTAGTGAAGGTGAAGTAATCTTCTCGCTTCGCCATATTGTCTGAGAGTGAACGCCAGATTCCTGCAATTTTTAGAAAATCATTCTCTGTGAATGCATCCTGACCGCATCCGATGTAATCTTCCAACATTTCTTTTGACACGCCATATTTCTCTTGGAATTGTTGGAGAGCCTTACGAATACGATCCGTCAACGGTTCTGTATATCCATCTTTAAGTGTCTTCTGGCAACGCTCTACTGCTGCATCCACAATGTCTCCTGGTATAACGCCCAAGATGCAAGCACGCACACGTCTAGACCCCATGTTAGCTGTCAATTCATAGATATCTCGCGGATCATCCAATTTATTGATCCTGCCTTTGGCCTTGCGTTCATGGCTCACATTAAAAATCATTGATCGTCTGGTATTGGTTTCGATATCCCAAGCGTAAGCCTCCATCTTTGAAACTCCGCCTACCTGCTCTAATTCAATTACGCCGTATTCCATGTTGCCCCAGTTTTGAGCGAGAACTTCAGCCAATCTTATAGACGGACCCGTTACCTTACTGCCACCCTTCGGAAACTCATAAGATGCCTCTTCTGCCAGCTTTTTGCGCTGGCAAGCTTGCATAATCCGGTTAAATGCTGCTTGTTGGTCGCGAGGAAATTGTTTTGCGGAAAACAAAGCAGCCTTTACCTGCTCACTTTGACGTGTCGACACCATTTCAGCAGCTACAGATCTAGCTTGTGGTCCATCAGGTAAGTAGTTCGTATAATCAATTGGTTGTTCTTCAATAAAAGTCATATCTTTACAACCTCCTATAAATTTGTTATATTGACCGTAATTAAATTTGATAAGTGTTTTACACGACTTCAGAGGGTGCAACCTTTGGAGTCGTTTTGCTTTCCATCTCGTTTTGTGCATCTTGCAATATATCAATGATCTCCTGTAGATCATGTTGCAGAAAGTTCCCAGTCTCTCGCATAATGTTAGATGCGGAATTCCCGCGAGGTTCTGTATTTTCTTGAAGCTGCTCTAGCTTCCGGATTGCCCTTTGGAGTGGCATCGCCTTTCGCCTCCTTCTGTAGTCTTCTGATACGATCGTATTCCTGCCGTTGTGCTTGATTAGTGAATATGAACACTGGATAAGGACTATCAGAATAACGACCTCCGACTTTTGATAGAGCGAGACGATCATTAAAATCATCACTTGCCTTAATGCGTACCTGCATTTGCATGTCATTCACCTGCCGTAGTTTTCTCAGCGTTCATGGCTGTACCCAAACACCGGAAGTTGCAACATAATCCATCACCGTACTTTACTACCTCTTGACCCCGATAAATCTCGCCGCCACAACCCAAGCAATCGTCAACTACTTCCGCATGCTGTGGATCTGGCGCTCCTTGCTCAAATCTGTCCATCTTTATCACCACTTCCCCAGAGTGCCATTGTTATCGCTACATTCATCGCTAGCCACCAGCCAACCCAGAACCACCATGGAATTAACATTGTCTTAAGGCTTCCAGTTGCCGGTTGTACTTTTCGTATTGCTTTTTGGCGTGGTCAGCAATGTTAGGCCGACAATCCAGTTTCATACGTTCTTCCATCTGTCTGAAAAATCCGGTAACATTGATCAAGTAGTGTTTTTTACTCATTGTTATCTTCCTTTCGAGGATATTTTTCTGTCCATTGGTGTCTAACTCATTTAGAATATATTTGTTCATCGCATTCAAATTGAGAGGAGCAATTAATCATGTTTAAGTTTCATTGCCATCAGTGCGGAGAAAGTTTTCGTGTTCATTTTGAAAACCTACATAATAAACAATCTTTACAGTGCGCAAATTGTGGATTTGATTTTCCACAGAAAGCCATTGAATCACTAGTACGTTTAGGAGATGCTTATTTAGATGCTATTGATACCCTCTACCAAGAAGCCTCTAACCGTAAATGCTGGAGTATATCGATAGAATCAAATGATACTTTGGTTCCTCCGCCAGTAGGGAAGTATGACCATTTAGATGTGAGTCAGACTAAAAGAAGCAAGACATCTTTTTGGGAACATAGAAATCGCGGACAACTTACACGTGAGATATCTGATTTGAGAGAGACATTATCTCAAGACCCTGAGAAGCCTTTTTAAATAAATCATCAGCTTGTTCATAAGTGATTTGATTATCAGCAAGAACGTTTATTAATTGCTTGATTACTGCGCTCTCCGTATGTTCGGGGAGTTTTTTGTTTCCCATCTCATTCACCCTCTCAAATTTGATCTTGCAAATGTGCAATAATAGACTGCATACCTTCATTACCAGCAAACTGTACCTTGGCTCGATCCAGGAAGCCTTCCAGTTGTTCTTTAGAGCAGTTACGTTCCTTGCAGTTATTAAAAGCAGCAGTTAATGATTCAGTAGGTGTTGGCATTGTGAACCTCCTGTAATTTAATTTTGAAACTTAGAATCTGGTAACAACGTATTGATAATCATATGAACGAAGTTACACAGCTTACAGCAGAGCACCAATGGATAATTCCTTAACAATGGTTGAGTAAATCTCTTTCAACTTCGGATCAGCTTCAATGACGTCCAAGCGGTTCGCCTTTTCAATCTTTGTTTTAGTTGCTCCACTCTCTTCAAGGCGATCCTTAAGGTTAGCCAAGCGTGTATTCAGTTTGCAATGAGCTCGTTCTTCAAGTCGGGAATAACTTTCCTTCCGGACCTCCTGATGACCACCAAATCGTTGTGCGGCTCCGTTAAGCATGCCTGTGATCTTCTGACGCCAGTTTTCATCTCGCTGAAGAATTGTTTCTTGAATGGTATTTACTTTGTTCTGAACCTCAGCTATCTGCTGTTTAGCCTCAGATGCTTCGATTTGAATCTTGGCTACCGCATCGAATGTAGCTTTGAACATTTGTAGTTCCGGGCTTAACTTGGACAAGTCAATTGATGATCCGTAACTTCCGGTTTTCCGAATGGATGGAATCACTTCATGTGTAATCCAACGTTTAAATTGTTTGGCTTCTGGTTTGCGGCTTCCAAGGATGAGTGAGTAGAGACCAGGTTCATTAACAACATTCGTTTCTCCTTGTCGCCCTATGTTCAACATAGTACGTTCGTCATCATCCAATCTGCTAATTGCCTGAGTCACATTTGCGATGTCCAACACATCACAGACATCCTTAGCTACAAACCAAGCGTCTCCATTGATAGTTACCGTCCTCACTTCTTCATTGTTATACTTGAACGGAATAACGTCACTCATCGTGTTTACTCACTCCTTCTGTGTGTTCAACTTCTCCTGCTCTGCAATCCATTGATCTAACTTTTCGATTCGGAACCTTATGGCTGGCTTAGTTGAATTACGGGTGCCGATTTTGTAATGAGGTATCGTTCCCTCTCTACACATTGCATACAAGGCGTGATCCGAAACCCCAAGGTACTGAGCCGCTTCACTCACCGTCAGCCTTTTGCGATCAAGCATTTTGGGAATATCCTGTTCAATCTCAGCCCTTAACTCTGATAGGATTTGCTCCCTGATTTCTGAGAAAAAATGTTTTGCCATTTCCTCTGTTTTCACGTGATAGCCCCCTTTTGTCAGCCAACTTCCCTAATCAGTTTGTAAAGAGGCTTTGGAATTGTCTCCTTGGCGGCCGCTATCCGCAGTTGATTTGGATCAATTTCCAGCACTTCTGCTAAGGCTATATTGAGTTCATCTTTAGCAGGTGGGATTTTTCCGTTTTTCAATTTACTAAGGATCGCCTTGTCTAACTGGATGCCTTTCTTAAGCAACCTTCTGCATATCTGAGCCAGTGATAGATCAGCTTTCTGAATGCTGCTACTAAGAAGTTGGGCATAATTCATACCATCACCTCCATCGATGTTGACGTTTTGTTCAAGTGTTGATTATTTAGTCACACTTGGTATGTCTAAATATTATCAACCCGTTACACCTAAGTCAATGACTAAATAATCATTTTTATCAAAAAAGTGTTGAATAATTGTTCAACAGTGTGTTAATATTAGTGACATACATAGGAAATGATTTTTTTTGAGAGGATGCTAAATAAAAATGAATTACGCTAAATTAGTTGATGAATACATTAAAAAAAGTGGATTGAGTCTGGCTGCAATTGCTGAAAAATTGCATCAAGAAAAAGGTATCAAGATTGACCGTTCATATATTTCTAAATTAAGGAATAATCCAAAGTACCCTGCTACTGACGAAATCAATAGAGCACTAGCTGAAGTAACAGGTGGAGACCCCGAAAAACTTGTCATGGCTGCTTATATAGAAAGGGCTCCCAATGAAGTGAAAACATCTTTAAAGAAGGTCGCTGTATACGAGAATTTCTTAAAATATATCCTTGTAAATAAACCATTAAAAATTGAAGTAGATGATGAGGATATGTCTGAAGAGGAACGCAGAGAGGCTGTTGATTATGTTAACTCACCTGAGTTTTTAGCTACCTTAGATGATGAAGAATTGGATAATTTCCTGAATGACATTGTTGATGATATGTATTACAACGATAAAGATACTTATAACAATCTAATTGGATCGCTAGAAAATAATGATCAAACAATACAAGAATCAATCTCCTCATACCGTGTTAACTCTATGTTGAAAATACCTGTCTTGGGACAAATCGCTGCTGGCCAGCCTTTAGATAGAATTGAATATAACGAAGGCTATACATTAGTAGATCCGAGTTTATTAAAAGGCAAAGAAGGATTTGCACTGAAAGTAAAAGGCGATAGCATGACTGGGGATCGTATTCATGAAGGGGATCTTGTTATTGTTTCGGTTCAAAACGAAGTTCATCCTCATGAAATTGCCGTTGTCTCTGTAAACGGAGAAAAAGCTACTCTCAAGAGAGTCAAAAGACAAAATGATGTTGTTATGCTTCTGCCTTCCAATCCGTCTTATGAAGCTCAATTAGTTCCAGCCGATCAAGTTGAAATTATTGGTAAAGTTGTCGAAGTCAAATTCTGGCCGGCATAAGGAGGCAAATTAGATGGCTAGTATTCAGAAAAGAGGTAAATCATCATTTCTTTTGGTTGTTGAAGTCGGTGAAGATACAAAAGGAAAACGAGATAAACATACGAAAACAGTACGTGTAGAAGAATCATTACTAAAAACTCCCAAGAAACTCAGGGATCACTTGAATGAAGAATTGATGAAATTCAAAATTGAAGTCGAATCTGGGGTGTATATAAGATTAGATAAGATGTTGTTCGCTAACTTTGTTGAAGAGTGGAAAAAGAAATTCTTAGAGAAACATCTGGAATCAACCAGTCAACTTAACTATCTCTTTCACCTAAATAAACGAATCTTGCCATACTTTGGGCACATGCAGATTAACAAAATAAAGCCACTCCATATAGAATCTTATTTAGATGAACTATCAAATACATCGAAAGAAAAACACGATACGAAAGGTGAAGGAAAAAAACTAGGTTCTGCTACACTCGTTTACAATTTCCGTGTTCTTCGAAGCATCTTCATAAAAGCGAAAGAATGGAAAGTGATTAAGGAAAACCCTATGGAAGGTGTTAAAAAACCAAAAGAAAGACAAAAAGAAGTAGAGGTTTACAGCGAAGATGAAGTTTCATTATTATTTGAGCTTCTAGAGGATGAAGAACCTTTCTTCCAAACATTAATCTACTTAGCCACTACAACCGGAATGCGCCGAGCTGAATTGTTGGGACTAGAATGGAAACACATTGACTTTGATAATGGTGTAATCGATATAAAACAAAGCATTCCGTTGTTTAAAGATGGCATCCCAATTATAAAAGATCCTAAAAATAAAGGATCAAAAAGAAAAGTAGTGATTCCGCCTGTTGTATTAAATAAATTAGAGGAATTCAAGAAATTTTCCCAAAAAGAACAGTTGAACAGTGAAGAGCCTTGGCTTGGTGGTGAACACAGATTTTTATTTGCTCATGAAAATGGAGTTCCTTTCTACCCACATAAACTTACAGAAAAGTGGATGGCTTTTCATAAAAGAAATAAACATCACGGATTGAAGTACATCCGATTGCACGATTTACGTCACACATCAGCAACACTTCTGATAAATAGCGGAGTACATGCTAAGATTATCTCCAGCCGACTTGGACACTCTAAAATAGGAACCACAATGAACGTCTATGGGCATGTTATAGAATCTGCAGATAGAACAGCTGCCGAAAAATTCGAAGGTCTATTCACCAAAAAAAGTAAGGTTAAACCGTCTTCCGCTGAGAGGTAATTGTTGACGAGTTGTTGACGGATTGTTGACGAAATTCAATTATACGCACCATATTGTATAAAATACAGCAAGTGCTAAACATTGAAAAACCCTTATAAACCGCCGCTTTTCACAAATACACCCTACATGAAATTGTGCGAAAATGTCCTCTCCCATGAAAAAGAAGCTCTCGAAAGAGGGCTTCTTTTTGTTGTTTATGTTTAATTTATTATGTTAGTTATATTTTTCTTCAAATTCACTTATTTCAGCTTCCTCTTCAGTCTGCAACCATCCGATCTCCCTCAGCCATATGCCCATATCTGCAATAAATTCATTCGCGTTAAGATGTTCAATTTTGTATTTCTGGAGCTTCTCACTCAAAAAAGCATAGAACTCATGGCTTAATACATACCGTTGTTTGCTTTTGCTTAATGTCTTATACCGATCCTCGCTGACCACCAGATCAAAATAGATGACATTCTCCTTCTTCACATGCCTGACCGTGGACCTTCTATCATATTCTTCAGGAAGACACCTGAAAACAAAGAAGAGCTCAATATCAACTATTTGATATTTGCTTTCTGTTTGATCAAACACAGACTGCAACTCATCCGAAAGATTGGCAACTTGCGTTAAACCTGAAGTGTCAGTTGATCGACCCAGAATCAT